GGTTCTATAGGTACGTTCTTCATGTTGGTCAAAGACATCATGTCTCCTCAAGAGATTTATGAGTGGTGTTCAGGGCATTCTTCGTAGTCATAAAATGAGCACATTTCCTGGTATAACAATATAGAGGAACATTAATGTTCTTCATATTGAACACTCGGAACCACTCATTAACGGAGATGACCATGAGCACCAACAATAGCAACGATCTTTTCTCGGCTCTTTTCCTGACCATTCTTGCGATGCAACTTGTCGATATCGACCGCGACATTTCGTCGTGGGAGCGCGGGTCCGACCGCACCGAGCGAGCCAAGGCGCTGCGGCTCTACAGCCGCAACTGTCAGGCGTGCGCCGTTGGCGGTGAGAGCCGCGGACCTCGCGGGACCCACAAGGTGGGGCCGCGCTCGGCGCAGAACCAGCTTGACATGATCCGCAAGGCCTCGCGCCTTGCTGAGCACGCGCACCGGCTGGACAGCTCGGTGGTGTCGTACAGCTCCGTTTCGAACCTCAAGCAATTGGTTCGGAACATTGAAGTGCTCAGCACTGGTCGGTCGCAACCCACGACCAACATGCGCGGCGTCGGCATCGGCTGAATAACTCTAGAGCACTTCGGTGTTCGAGGAAATCAAGGCTTGCGCTTGGTTTCCTTTAGATGGTAATTTTTTAGTTCAGTATTCGGGATTCATCTAGCGGTTTAAGATGCCAGACTTTGACTCTGGTCACGGGGGTTCGATTCCCTCATCCCGAACCGGGGGGGGTAACGCTATGGGCGTACCAGTAGATATATCGAATTATCTTAGGGGGCATTTTCAATACAAAGATGTGAATTTAATTCTAACCCTTCAAGGGCGTACAATATTTTATATAGCTAAGTGGATGCCGCTTAGCAAAAAGCACAGATTGTTATGCGTTGATGCGTTAGTTACAGGAAATCCAGTACTACGGCTCGCACCGAGACGCTCGACATCTGCGGGAATATACACGCTCCAGAATTCTTAGATACGTTGCTATTCTAGGCTATAGCGGTTAGGCTAAGATGTGCCGCAAGATCGAAAAACCCGAATGGTTCTCAACCACTTAGAGATGGTAAGGGCAGACATCGAGCGCACCGTTGATCAAAGTGCTGATCGTGAGAAATGGCGCGAAGCCGTCCGCGGCGTGCTCGTATATTGGCTCGCTAACCTGTATGAGGAAGGCGCAGGCTATACTAAAGACCTAGAAACGTCACTCTCTATACTACGTAATCAAGTTGAATACTTGAAAAAACAATTACAGGACAAGGCGCCATGACAATAGTGACGTGGGTTAAGTACAAAGAGTACGCAGGCTGCAAGATAGATGGCACCGTGCCTGTGCCTAAACCCACGTCCAATTTTCACATGGACCATGCTTTTTATTTAACGGCGATGATCGAGGCACCGACATACGGTTCGGTACAAAGCTACGATGGCGCGGCTATGTCGGGGGGCCCGCTGCACAACATCGCTGTACAGCCTAGGGATTTAGCCCAAGGGTCATTTTTTGCACTACTGCGCCATATCGAAGTTACCACGTTGAATCCACCGGAATTACTCGATCTATGGGCAGCGTATAATGCGCAGCGCTGGGCGGTTACCCAGAATGCAACTTTAAAGAATAAAAACACGGGTAATAGCGTACCTGGCGCAGAGATACGTAACACGTTCACGCCTATTAACGGCGCGGTACCCAAAGAGGGCGAAGCGTGGGAGAAGGCAAAGCGCTGGGCGTTGCTACACCATAAACTATTAGCGTCGCCGGCTACGTTCGATGCTCAAAAGAACTATGCGATTAACTGGTTGTTACAAACGCAAAAAGACGTTGAGAATTTATTCTACCAAGGACGCGAACCCCGCACTCTGACAGATTTAAGTCCTGAAGAGGACTTAGCAATGTGCGTATATCACTGCTATTCCGTAAACGCCCCTGCGCCCGCACGCGATGAGCTCGTCAAGACTCTAAGTAAAAGCAAGAGCGGAAAACCCTTTGCTGTTGCCCTTATAGCCCACTTGGCTTCAAACTCGTTTGGGAACTGGGAAGTACGCTACACGCGCACTTACAACGCAGCGCTCGCATCGGGACTGTGGCCCAAGAGCCTGTTCATAGGCGTAGGTTCTATATTCCCGACGCGGAGCTAGGGGGTTTGTATGAATACCAGGGAATTAGCGGCATTTCTGGAAGATACGCTGCAAGACCACATTCAGATAAGTATAAAGGTTGCCAAACCGGATTATGCAGTATTCGACGTAGAAGATAACGTGGGTAATACTTACGTTTTGAGGCTTACGCACGTAAAGGTTACCGATGAAGACGATGAAAACGTTGACATCGACCTTGATTAAAGCTAAGTCTCGTAAAAGTCAGCATAAAGAGGGTATAAGAATGTAGCAGCAAGGCGACTGCTTTTCCCCTTTGGAGTTTGTTGTTTTTAGGGTCCGTAGCGCAATGGTCAGCGCCCCCCGCTCATAACGGGAACGTTGTCGGTTCGAGTCCGACCGGGCCCACCCCTTTATTTAATAGGAGAATGCAATGGCTAAATCAAAGCGACCCAGTGGTGCGAAGTCTGTCACGTGCAATAAGTGCAAGACAGAAGCGCACGGTATTGCAGACACGGTGCATCGCTGGTGCCACGGTAACAAGAAGGACCGTAAGCCTGCGGTGAAAGGCAATCGCGGCACCTGGCAGTAAGTGCAAACCTTCTTGCCGTTCGAAGACTTTACGTTAACGGCTAGTATTTTAGATAGACGGCGCTTAGGTAATCAGCGCGTCGAGTGTAAACAAATACTACTCGCGTTACACAAGGGTGGTGGATGGAAAAACCATCCTGCCGTTAAAATGTGGCGCGGACATTCGCAATATCTGATTAAATATTACTACACCATCGTCGAAGAATGGAAACGACGAGGTTATAAGCACAATATGATGCTAGACCCTTCAGCCTTCGAAATGGCTAAGGGCGAGCCAGATTCTCCTTACTGGCTCGGCACACCAACCTTCCACGAACGGCATCGTGCCATGTTGGTGTATAAAGATCCGGCACACTACAAGCCTATATTTAGTAAGCTGGCGCGTAGCTTCGCTTATTACCAGCCGGTCGATATACCCGGCTACTACTGGCCTCCGCCGCTAGAGTTACCTGTTCCCGTAGAGGCTGAGCAGGTATTCCTTGTCTAGCCGGTCAGGCCTGCCTTCTTCGGTACGGTACACGGGTAAAGCAGCGGTTGCAGCACTGACATCTTGCAGGGTCTGGTCAATGCAAGAGATCAAGCGCTGAGCTTGCGCTTTCTTTACTTCCGGTGTAACCTTAATAATCGAACTGATTGCAGTATTTAGTTCTATAAAATAGTCCCGCATAAACGGGAGCACTGGGTCAGTGCGATAACATCCATCAAATTCATTCTGGATAATAGCCAATGTATCAAAAACAAAATTACTAGCCTCAACTAACGCCCCGCGGCGTAGAGCATCTTTCACTGCGTAGAGCGCTCTGAGAGATGTTTCCGTGCAAGCAGGGCTGTGTTCAGGGATCATGGTGTTAATGGTAGCACACCGGATTTTTAATCCGTGCGGTTCGAGTTCAAATCTCGGTGGTCCCACTATGCTACGTAGAATAATCGTGGAGAATCAGTCAATGGTATATGATAAGACTAGAAGTCCTAACCGTAAGTTTAGCCCACAAACCCACAAAACATGGCGTGCAGTAGAGCGCCGCGTACGAAGCAGTGTTGTTGTAGAAGTAAATGAATTACCCCTTCCAGTCCCTAAGTATTCATGTGCGCTAAGCGCAGCACGTATTGATGACAACGGTCAAGTCATCGACATGAACAGGCACTTGCCCATGCACGCAATCCCGGCCGCCATTGAAATCCTGCAAGAGATTTACGCCAAATACACCGAGATACGCGCTTCAAAACAGGAAGAATTCGACATACGTCGAGCCGAGCGCGGTGATGACGACCTGGACGATGACGATATTTTCCGAAGTACGGCTGACACGCTTCCCCAGCGCCGCGCGTTGCGCTAGGGTTGGCCATGCTGAAGCATTACGATTTCGAATGCAGTAAGTGCGGTGAGACCTTCGCTGACTACGTGGAAGGCGTCGAAGGCGTGCCTGATAAGTGTTTGCATTGCGAAAACATAGAGGGCTTCAAGAAACTACCGAGCACCTTCGCACTGCCTACGCACGTAATCATGGCGTATCCCGGTTCTAAAAGACTCAAGGCAGGATATGTACACTCACACGCACGCCCCGCTGAGAAAAAAGAGACACAAGTCTCTATGCATATTCCGAAAGCGAGTAAGTAATGGCTCTCTCAAGTAATACGTTAGCTGATCTCTTGTATTCGAAATTAGAAAGCAAGATGGGTAAGATACCCAAGAAAGCGAAGCGTATTACTGAGAAGTTTACAGAGGCAGTAGCGGAAGCGATCGTAGAGCATTTCAAGACCGCATGCGTCGACCAGCATGAATGTCCCGGTGACAATGAGCTCCCGTAACACCTTTCGGCGCAACCTTGGGTCCTGCAACTAATAAGACTCTGACAGGTACCGGAACCGGAAGTCTTACTTAGAGCCCCATTTAAACCAGGTTTTTTTAGCTTTCTTAGATATTGTAGGAGGCTCACTACAGGATTTACCGGCTTCGCTGAGTGCTTCTTCGATATTCTTCGCTTGAAGCTCACCGATAGGTACGACGATAAAATTACCGGTTTTATCTATGTCGACGGCGGCTTTCTTCTGTAGAATCGGGCGCGTAGAAATCTTTTTTAACCGTGTCAAACCCCGGTTAATTTCACGCGCTTGTTCGTGAGCACGTTGTTTATTGTGATACTCAAGGTCGAGAGCCGTGAGATCTTTATTTATGACCACCATGAAGCCTCCGGAGTTCTTCAGCAACTAGCGTGGCGTGGTGTACGGCCTCAACAACACCCTTGCCGTATTCCTCGAACGTACCTGCGACTTCTTGTTCGCGCTTTATTTGGCTCTCACGTACCTTGTCGAGAGTCGAATAGTTGTGCTGTTGAATCTCATGCATTTTAGCTTGTAAGTCGGTATTTTTGGTACGCTCTTGCATATATAAGAAAATGAAAAGGCCCGCGATGAGGCCAAGCGGGCCTTGTTGTAAAAAGATTGTTACGATGGCATCCATTTACTCGAATGCAATGATCTTAACACGCGCGCCTGTCACAGGCGACGCAGGCGTGGTGACCAACAGCTGTTTAATGGCTTGTCCATTGGGATTACTGATCATAATCCAACCCCCGTCTTCGGACAGACTCGTCGGTGTGGGCGTTACAACGACGCCATCCGATAGCTTTACCGTGACATCGGTCGTATCGGATTCGACGAAGAGAAACTTAGGCGCCGTGACCGTGTCGAGCGTTACGGAGTAGTCTACCACGCTTGCAGCGATCTGGACGGTCTTGATGGACTGCTCATTGTACGCCAAGGTGAAAGTCAACGGAGTCCTACAGGGTACCGCACCGTCTGGGGTGGTGTCGCCGTAGGTAAGCGTCGCTGAAACTGTGAGATTCGCCATGGATGTCTCCTGCTAGATTTTAGCTTAGTTGTTGCAAATTAACAGTTAGCGAGCTTGGTAGCAGGCTTCATTGTGGTATCGAAAACAGGCTTAGTTTTGCTTATTGAATCCGGAGCAGGATCTGGAGCAGGTGTAGTGGCAGGCGCAGTCGTTGCGGCCATACTTTTATCGAAATAAGTCGCTGTAGGTACTAGCGCCAACCCGCCGGAGCCGCTACGGCCAAGCACGAACGCATCGGTAGCCTTGCGTGCCGCCGACGCCTTGTCACCGCCGAAGAACAATTTGATGAGTTTCACGAATGCCGCGAGTTCAGATAAATTGGGCGCACCGGCAACAAGAACCAGCCCTGCAACGAGTTCGCTCTCGTCAAACGGGGGCCTGCTCGTGTCTTCGGTATTACTCAGACGCCGTGCAAGCTCACTTGTCCAACCGAGGATGCCGCCGGTCGCTACCGAAAAAGAAGTAGCGTAGATGCCTCCGATATCTGCAGTCGCTATTTCTTGTAATAGGTCGGTTATTTCTTTTATCTCAGCGAGGAGCTGTTCAGCTTGCGCGATAAGGGCTTCGATTTGACTGATTGTCTGCTCGATCATGTTGATGATTCCGTTATTAGAAACGGTACGATTCAACATGCCTTCGACGAACAACTCTATTTTACTGATGAGAGTCCGCAGGATAGGAAACATCTGGTACAGCGATGGGGTGGCAAACCAATCGGGCGGCGTACCCTTACGTGAGCTGCCGGGAAATCGCGTATAGTACACCCGGACGCAATTAGATAAATCACTCATAGGTTGAAAAGAATCGTTTATTTTGTAACGTAATGCGAGTGCGTAATAGTATGGCGTATCTACTTTTAGATCCGCAGAGGTGTCTACGAATCTGGAACGGAACCCGTCGTTTCTAAGGCGTGCGATGACCTTAGTTGTAGCAGTAGAGGGGTAAGCGTTGATATCCCTAGCGGGTTGCTTTGTGAAATTACTGTTCCAGGTAAAGCGTTCACGGAGAATAGAATCTGTAGATCGAATCACGAATATCTCCGTGATCACGGCTTTTTCTAGACTGAGCAGCGGTTTGATTAGTACAGGAGGTACCGGGTCCCAGTCTAATTGAACACCGATTTTACCTTCAGTAGGCTCCGGCATAATACGGGCTTTTAAGCCCGCGGGTACTGGACGGCTACGTGACGTAAGGTCAGAGCGAATACCTAGATCAATGATGCGTCCGATAATTGCTACGATCCTGTAAATGTCAGTCAAGCTCGTTGAACCGAACACGACGGACACTCCAGCTACAGCAAAGTCTTGTGGGAAATCAGGCTTGGCGTAATCACCAGGATCATTCAGCGACGTAAGTACGGTCCGGTAATAACCGCGATTACCTCCTTGTGACTCATCGGCAGTGTTTATGAAAGTGATTACATCGGGAGTATTGGCGTTTACAACACTCTGCGGAAACACGTTATTATTTAGTAGTGTCCCATAGTTTGGTGTACGGATAGACGCATCGATAGAGTCCGTGGGTATCGGATCTCCTAATCCGTAATGCTGTTTTTGTATAGGCACTACGAGCGCATGCGCCGTGGTCTCCCCTAATAGTGCGTCAATTAAATCTTCTATCTCTTTGAGAAGTGTCCGAAGTGCTACTTCTAAGGGGTCCGCGGATGCTAACGCGGCGAGGGCTTTCGCGATCTCTAGGCCGGCCTTGGTAGTGGTCAGTAATTTTGTTAACGTCTTGTTAAACTCAACGATTGCGTCTACAGCTTGGCGCGCGTCTTTCGGATAGAACGCCTGTAGTTCTAAGTTGTGCCACATATGTCGCGTAGGTGCCGTTACTGACAAGGTTAACGGTACGTCGGCATTTCTGTCGTCAGTCATTGTTTGGTCTTTTCCAGCATGTCCATTTGCTGTTGAAGTAACCGATTAGCAGCAGCGAGCTTTTGCTCAAGCTCGGCTTTTTGCGCGAGCTTCATCAACCTCTGCGCTTCGAGTATTTTAACGAGTATAGGCGGGGTTTCCCAGCGCTGATTAGCCATAAATCACCGTACGTAAGGGTATCATAAATTGGGCATATTTTCTGGTATAACAATATAGAGGGACAATCTATCCCCCTCAGAACGGGTTAAACAAATGGGAAATTTCCTCGCGTCGAAGTTGTTCGTGGGTCTGGCTTCTTTCCTCGGTGGCATCGCAACCACGGTGGTGGCCAAGAAGACGTACGATGTGGTGACTCAGCCCAAGCCGATCGTGTTCGACGCGGTTGCGTTGAGCAAGCTCTCGGCAGATGCGCAGAGGCAGATCAAGGACAGTGCGCGCGACGCCGGCCTTCAGGCGTAGTCAGAAGTACAGGAGGCGCGGGGATAAAACCCTGCGCCTCCTGTACTTTAGCAATTGGAGTATTTATGAACAAAGCAGTTGTCACAGCATTACTCGGATTGGTAACGGGTTTCTTTTTAGGCACGCTGGGTAAAGGCAAGCGGCGCTCAGTGTTAGACGATATTCCTGCAAGTATTCTACCGCCTACAACTGTAGTACCTACAAGCAACATAAAGGTAGTATTAGACTTTGACTTGGTAGCTGGTGTTTATGAGCGTTACGGCAAAGAAGGTGTCTACGCATATTTGGTGGACAACAACCTTGCCAAAGACTATCAACATGGCTCTTTTATTATCGATCAGATTTTCGTACCTGAATACGAAAAGTTCAAGCGCAGACAAGGCGCGTCCGACGAACCGATTACAGAGCAACCCCAGACGTAACACTGCGCATGTTTATTATCTCAGCACTGAGCTGCGGCGTGAAGGGAACTAACGGGGGAAGCGCATTGCCAACCACAGGAAAAGGCCCTGCAGTGCCCGTGATAGGGTGTGTATGTAGATCGAGCAATCCGTACAAATGAAGCAAATGCGCTTGGAGCTGCTCGAACTTTACAATGTGCCCCGTAATGGAGTCACCGCCCAGGACTACGGAATCAGGCAGGTTATTCGTACTCAGAATAGTTTTCAATGTACGGGCTTTAAGCTGCCCCAATAAAGACGTTACTTCGAAGTTACCTGCGGCCATGGACAAGAACTCCATATTACCAGCCCAGGTGGTCATTTTATAACCGCTGGTTGGGTTGAGCGAAGTAGGCCCTCCAATGTCTACGACCCAATCACCGCTGTCGATATCAAATACAACGGCATCACCAAGAGTGCTGCCCTGCACGGCGACAAATAAACCACGGCCTGCAGAGATCCCGTAATCGCGAACGGCATTTGAGCTTAGATCATTGCCTGCATTTACGGCGTAGTCTCCGGTCACCGAGGTTTTAGCGTTACCTCCTACGTTCAAGGTATCCGAGCCAGAGATAACCGTTGTCTGACTACCTTGAATTTTTTTAGCTTTGTTGCCAGTGCTCTCTTCCGAACTTACGCCATTAGCGGCAGATCCGGAATTGATGGATACGCCATTTATCCCGTAGATTTCGCACTGCCCATCGGCATCTACATGGAAACGGAATAGTGTCTGACCTTTAGGTGTACATAGCTCTAGATTGAGCATGTCACCTTCAGAGCCTAGATCGAATTTGATGGACCAATTCTCTTCGTCTGAACCCGCTTCTGTCTTTTGGTCACTTCCGCCACGAAAGCTCATATTGATTCGACCATCGTTATTTTTGATGGTGAACTCACCCATGTCGGTGACATGCCGGTAATTACGCGAAATAATCTCAACCAAATCATTGAGTAAATGCGTGCGTATTTGCGAAAAAGCGCCTGAACGTACAACATTCATGCCGCCGGCAAGCACGCCTATCATGTTTCCATCGGCACAGGTTTGTACCCAGTCACCTGGCATGCAGCTTGTAGGCTCTGACGGCAGTCTGTAATTACCCCCCGTACCGAGCAGGTCTTTGTTCTGACCCTCGCCGCCAAAACCACCCACATCCGCTACGGAAAAAGGCGTAGTGTTACTGGCTTGGTTATTAAGACGCGTAACGATACCGAGAATGATAGGATCGCCAAATTCATAGGACACCAATACTTCCGTACCGGGCTCTAATGCGGATATCTGTCCCGGCGTAGAGCGTAAACGCGGTACGCCTGTCATAGCGCCACGGCGCGTGTGCACCGTTGATGTATACGTGTCCGCGTTATACGAAATAACTGTCCCGTACTCACCCGAACGCGCATGCCCGCCAACGCCACCATGCCGGCCACCGTCCGTAGTAGCATTGGGGTCGCGTGAACTCGCGTTTATCTGTTGGGGCAACAAAGTAGACATGCCCCACTTTAACCTACTGCGTAAAGTAGTGGTATGGGTCTTCCGCCGTGTCAGGTACTTTTTTATTTAGGTACGCCTGTGACAGGCCGAGTCCAGATAACGCACCTAGACCGCCGCCAATTGCTGGTGCATGTCTAGCAAGCGTACCTGGATTAGCACGCGCGGCGTCATCTAACAGCGCAGGTGACAGTTTATGTCCCAGAGCTCCACCTGCACCGCCCGCTAAAGCGCCCATTAAAAAGCCCTGACCTTTGCGGTCTTCGGGAGCAAGCACACGTCCTGCAACACCGCCTAATACAGCACCTCCCAGTAAACCGGGATAAATCCCGAGTTTTACCAGGAGGGTTTTACAGCCTTGGTTGTAGGCTGCGCGGTACATTATACTGCGGCAGATACTTCGGCGGACGATGTATTTTCGGCGGCTACGTCATCCGAAGTCGCATCGATAAACCCTACGACCGCATCGAGGGTTGCTTTCGGAATATAGTTAGGCTCACCCAAGTCATCGGCTCCCCACGGCATAAGCCGGTCGAACATAAATGAGACTTGCTCAGCGATCATATTCGCACCCGCTTGGATGCTGATATTATACGATTGGATCATCGTAAGTTCGGCGTAAAAACCGCCTACGAATTGATGTGACTTAGTTCTGAAAATAGACCCGAGTCCGAATGGGATGAGGTAAAGCTCGGAATCCAAGTTGATATAGAATTTAGAGGAAGAAGCGCGCGCCGCAGGGTCGTCCATATCATTGACGGGCAAGTCTTTACTTTTTGCGTTGTGGTAGAGCACCCGCAACAGATTTCGTCCGTTTACGAAAAGACGGGCGATGCTACCATTACCCTGCGCCTTGCCACTCACGAAGAACGACCGGCCAGAGCCGATGGCCATGACCGGTGTCGTAGATTTTACCTGACTGATATTCAGGTTTTGCATCATACCGATAGCTAGCAAGGACCCGAAAGTCTTGCCGTTCGTTTCGTCGATGCTAGCTTGATGCATACGAGCAGGACCCGCTAGCACCAGAGTGTCATCCGGATGCGCCGACGTATACGCCGCATTGTCCATGACGCGCTCGACGTAATGGTCTTGAAAGCGCCAACTAACCAAATTGCGTGTAATACCAAGGGGCATCGTGGACTCCTCGCTATCAATGATAGCTTGGTAGATTCGTAAAATCGATAGGGCGCAGCTGTATTTTCGCTGAACTTGATTTGTAGTACTGCGGTTGAGAGTACACAGCCGGAGCATTGGGCTGGTATTGCGGTGTCGGTGGAGGGGGCGGAGGGGGCGAACCGCTGGCTGCGCTCATCGCTGCGTCAGGCGCGACCTGCGCGGCAGCAAAGCCTAAGCCGCCGACTAATTTAGTACGCGCAATACTCTGATCGACCTTACCCAGCGGGTTCATGGGGTCCGGCGCTCGCATTGACTTACCTAACGCATCTCGCCAGCCCATGTCTTTTGAGCGCGTAACCATCTGCTTTAGCGGCATACCCGTCGTTTTCGACAGCTCTCTAAAGCGCATACGTTTCGCGTTGCCGAGTAACCCCTCACCTACACCGGTAGCTGCACCAAAACCCGCACCCGACAGCGCACCCGAGCCAAAACCGCTTGCGAAAGCGCTACCGCGTTCGCCGGGTTCCGCCATGGCGGCGTTGAGTCCGCCGCTAAGCACACCACCCGCGAGTCCGCCCGATACGGTGTCGCGAATTGCTTTGTGCGCAACGCCGCGCACCATCTGACGTGTTTTTGTAGGGTCCGTTCCTAGAAATCGAGTAGCTCCATTTATAACGGCACTCTCAGCGCGTCGCGCCAAGGGATTGGTGAATTGCATGAGCTTAGACGGGCCAAGCTTACTCAACCCCTGCCCAAAGGCCCTAGCCGCCATACCCAGAAATGCCGTCTTTTCAGACGGCCTTCCAGGTACAGGCATCGCGCGAATGTCGATCTCTCGGAGCACTACGCCACCAAGTGTAGACCAATTACGTTCAGGGGCTTGGGCAAATCCACCTCGACGTAGATTTCAACGCGGTCGGCAGAGGCAGTGGACACTGCGAGAGACGTAATAGTCGCTCCGTTGAGCGGTGCTCCAAGTCGTGGAACACGGCGGAGTTTGAGACTGTCCGTAGCCGTATTCACAGCCTGACGGATAAATCCGAGTGTGTCGTTGTTGATGTTCCAGATTCCGAGGAACGGCTCAAGTACGCTGAGATAGTACAACGATACGAAATCGAAATTCTTGACGATCGAGTACTCGCCACTTTCGAGTGTCGCAGGGTCCGTCGTCAGCTGGTGAATGCTGTACGGCAACGAGGTTGGCGAATTCTGCGCGAACACATACCAGCCGCCGTCACTGAGATCAGTGAGTTGCGCCTCCGTGAAGTAATCGCTGGAATGCGTAAGTTGACCGACGCCAGCACCGCCGAGCCTGCTGAAGCCCTGATGACTCGGCAGGCCCGCAGTCATACCGCCGACAACCGCGCTCAAGTACCAACCCGGTTGTGCGTCGGCCGCCGCAGCAGTGCCATCCGCGTTAGCCGGCTTGGAGCCGTCTACCAAACCATCAACGAGAACTGTATCAGGCCAGGTCAGGATTGCGCGACGCGAATTCAGAGACTGGGCATTCGTTACGAGCTGTGCAACTTGCTGATCTTTGCTGAGCTCACGAATTACGCGATAACGGAGGGAACCTTGGGTAACGGTCGTGCCGGTTCCGAGACGATTATCCGTATGCGGGAGTTCGCGTTCCAATACGCTCGTATTGTTCTGGTAAGCACCAGATACAATATTTGTGATCTGTAGGCGCTGCTCGCTGATTACGCTGTCAACGATGAACTTCTTGAACGTGCTTGTGAATACACTGTTAGGATTGTTAGGAATCTCAATGGTGTCGCCAGCAAGCACACCCGCGGTTATAAACGCGGCATTCGAGTCGTACATGCGCAAAAACGCAGCGTCGAGAATAGCTGTAGTCACAACGTCGACACCCGCAACTGTATTCAGAGCAGTAGCGACGAATGCCGCTTGGGCCGTGGCGCCCGACGACGTAGACGCTACGAGATTTACAGATCCCGTAAATGGGGTGGTGACACCTGTGCCGGAATTAATGGCATCTACAAGTTCTTGCGAGCTGACCTGCGTAGAGCCGAAATCACCATTTACAATGGTGGAAACTCCCGCGACTTCGACAATGCTGAAAATACCGTTCGCGGTCGTATTGTTCTGGAAAAGAGTAATGGTACGCGTTCCGGGCGTGAGACCCGCTACGCGCGACGTAAACGTGGTCGCTGCTGCGGTAGTCTTACGGGCGCGGTTGTCGACGAGTGCAATAATCGTTACACCCGTAGAAGGACGCATAACGGTGTAGTTGACACCGTCCGATCCGACAATGGCCGGTGAAGGCAGCGCTTCGTCAAGTTCAACCTGCGTGGCGCTATTGATATGCGCGATGGTGTACGTACCGTCGAGGGACGCCACCGTTTCGCTGGCTGACAATATGATCTTGTCGCCGGGCTTCAAATTGCTAGTAAGCGCATTGAATGGAGACGCAAGATTCAACGTCTTAATGCCTGCCGGGACAGCACCCGAAAGGGCTTCTGACGTCGCGTCTATGTTTTCGCTTACAATGGTAGATTCGGTAGTCAGCGTACCTGTACCGATTACTACGCGGAATTTCTGAGGTACGCCGGTACTAAGCGCAATGTTCGGGTCTGCCAGAGACTCATTGTCTGCTTTGAAAGACGCCGCGACACTCAGACTCGTCGTGAGCAAAACAACCGCATAGACGCCGTCATCCGAGGAAATCGCGTCTTTGGCCTTGTTGTAACCGATGAGATCGTCCGAGACGATACCATAGAAATAAATAGGCGCCGTACCGGCATTCTGCCGAGCTACAGACAGTGCACCCGCAAGTGGATTGCGACTATCGATACGTCCGATTTTGGTTTCGATTTCCGTCGTGCTATTGACCGAATCGATAGCCTGCAGGTCCGTGCGGAACGCGCGGTATTCGACATATACACGAGCGTACGCAACAACACGCGGAATAACGCCAACGACCAAGGTGACTCCTCCGAGAATCGTGATCTCGTTGGAGGATTGGAATGTCGGAGTTACGACGAAACTGCTGTCAATCAATTGATTGGTCAGTTTGCGCTCGACACGGTACTTGAGCGATGCAGTAGCCGCTGCGAAATTAGCTGAGACACGCAGAACAGTCTCACTGTCTACGCTGAGAACGGTCAGCACCAGATTCGGTGTACCTGGCGACGCCAAACTGGGGTCCTGCACGATGAGCTTGTCGCCCGCCTGTACACCAGCGGTCACAAACGTCGCGCCGGAGGACGTAAACGTATTTTCGTTCGGGGCAGTAACGACAGTAAAACCGTTTGAACCGGAAGCTAGAATTACCTGGGCGACGTCGAAATAGACCTTTATTGATGCGGGGTCTACCCATGCGCCAGCAGTCAAACCCGGTGCAGCAGCTAAGGTGATCGCTGCTGTGAAGGCGATCGGAGGTGCGTATAGAGGCGTGTACGTGTTATTCGCGTACAGCGTGCCGTACGACGACACCTCGATGGCAGCCTTGTCATCGGGGTAGTCTTGAATCTGGTACGACGGGCCGATCACGATACAGTTAAGATCGGGCGTGGTAGGAGTCGCCGTTGTTGTCGCAAACTCCTGAAAAAGTAGAACAATCGGTCGTACCATGTTTAGCTCCGGCTTGCTTAATAAAGCAGCGTAGTTGTAAGGGATTATAGGGGCTGGGGTTTACGGCAACAAGCAGCACGCGTGGTTATTAGTCAAGGACTAATTTGGCATCCTCCCACCCCTGCTGACGCAACCGCTTGGCAATTGTGGGGCTGAACTCCAGGGAGCTCACGTTTAAATCTTCTAGAGGGTGGATAATATTCAATTTTATTTCACGTTTGGCCGAAAGCCCTGCGCGTACAAGCCCGTTTATTTCTTGCGTACGCTCTACGTCCAGCCAAGTGAGACGATTCATCATCAAGTCTATATTGTAGATGAGATCCGTAATCACAGCAGGCCTTTTTTGATTTAAGGGATACGACAGGGCTGTGGGATAACAGATGAGCACATCTATCGAAGTGGCACCGGCGTCGATTGCGGCTTTGATCGGAGTTATGGCTTGGACACCGCCATCAACGCCTAGACCCTCGATGAGGGATACGGGTTCGAAAAAGGGAGCCAAAGCCGAAGATGCTTTAATAACGGACCGCAGATCAGGGTCACGTTCCGTGTAAATCTTGTAGTTGCTAAAGCTGCGCGTACCGACGTGTATGGCTGCATACAGCGTAACGCCTATACGCAGTTTCCTTCCGGTATCCAATATTTTAAGGGGGTCAATGTGCGTATCAATCATCTCGCGCATTGGTTTATTGTTGTACAGACTTCGTTTGTTGAATAAGGTCTGAAATAACCCCCATGGACGCCACTTTACGTATATATCTTCAGTATGCAGATGGCTGAATAATGCCCAGAGCCGGCTAATCGCCAGCTCCTCTTGTCCTGCGGGGTATTGCGCCAGATAGGCTCCGAGAAGGGCACCTGTGCTGGTGCCACAAATTATGTCGTGGCGTACACGGGCATGGTTATATAGATACTGCAAAGCACCGATATGGTAATATCCACGCGAACCACCACTGCTTAATACAAGAGCATGCATTTTAAATATCCGCGTAGTAATCGATCGTTAATACGTCACCCGCCTTGGGCGCGTAATAGACCATCGTGAGTGTATCGACTCCGCCGAGAGGTACAGATTCAGAAACGGTATAGTCATTGCCGGTACCGACATTTTGCCGTACACCATTTACGTAAAATATTTCTTTTTTAGGTAGGGTATGAATAAAAGGACTTGCCGTCGTATAGACAAGGTTAATTCCGTTTATAACCCCAGAAACAGGTTGCCCCGTTAATAAATCGAACGATGCGCCGGGAGGCCCTGCGGGGCCGGGATTACCCGCGGGGCCCGGAGGTCCCGCAGGTCCAACAATACTTACGCGACTAGGCGGTAATGGGGCACCAGGTGCAATGTCACACGGGTCGAATACCTCACCGCGACGTAATGAGTTTACGGTGATATCAACGAAATGTCCGTTTGCGTCTACACCCTTGTTTGTGATGCGCTGGGCTATCTGCTGAAGCAGGGGTGCGATCGGTACTTGAGACCAACGTATCCAAAATTGGACATTGAATTCTACCGACGTAGACCACTTAGTTTGATCCCGGTCGTAAGGCTGCGTAGCACTCAGCGATGGATGTGAAATATCGTAAAACCCGAAGGCGCGTTGAATTACGTCTTGGGACGCGAGAATCATGTATTGAATAACGTCGCCAAGTACAGCGCTCTCACCCTCGTCATTAGACACGCATTCAATCGAAAGGACTGCCGTGTTCAATGCTCCGAAAGCTTCTTTGTGGTCAGGTAACCGTACACCAACACGGTCACCGACCATCACTTTGCCGGGTACGGTTTGTAACCGGTTAACGTAAATCGCGGGAACTTGGTTACGGGCCTCAAGCTCTTCGTTGTAACCCGTCTCGATGAGTACGTCGCTACTCGTTAAATCAGGACGCCAGATAAGGCCCAGCCCTGCATCAACGCTAAAACGCTCACGAATGATCTCTAGAAATACGCCTTGTATAGCTAGCGGAGACCCTGCTGCAATTTTCAGCGGGTCTTGCACAAATTGTTTTGGCCGAACTAGAATGGTTTCATGGCCTGCCATATCAACCTCGTTAAGTAGCCCGGCGCATAGAGTTTAGCACAGACTGCCTAAAGAGATCGACGCCCTTGACCTGTAACCGCTGTCCTATTTGTTGCAGTAGCGGTGCTATGGGTACCTGAGACCAGTGTATCCAGAATTCAACAAAGAAACTTACTGGGGTCGACCACTTAGTTTGGTCGCGGTCGTAAGGCGTCGTTTGCCCGAGTACCGGATGATTAAAACTATACATCCCAAATTCGCGTTGAATAACATCTTGAGATGCAAGCAACGTAAACTGTACAGTATCTCCGATAATCGCGCTCTCACCTTCATCGTTACTCACACACTCTATAGAGAAATCAACGCGCATTAACGCTTTGAATTCTTCGAGATGGTCTGGTAAATGTACGCCTGCCCGGTCACCGACGCTCATTTGCGTGGGCGTTGTTTGTAGCCGCGAGACATATACGGCGGGCACTTGATTACGTGTTTCGATTTCTTCGTTGTACCCAGTTTCAATGAGAATATTTGTTAGTGTGGGATCAGAATCCCAACGCCACTCTAACCCCGCGTCCGCATTGAAACGTTCACGCAGTATCTCTAGGAAAATACCCTGTACAGCGAGCGAAGACCCTGCTGCGACCTTTAGATGGTCTTGCGCAGTTTTGGGTCTAACAACACTTGTCTCATGTCCCGCCATTTAGTACATCACAGGTACGGTCTCTCTATTGACCGTGAGTCGATACTCGATGGAGTCTTTGCTGAGCTCACTAACGACAAGCGCCTGATGCACTGTTTCGCGACGTAACTCCGTTTGTGATTGTTGCTGTACCAAGTAGCGTTGGTTAATGTGCTTTGTGACGAGCACGTCTCCAGGGTCGATATTCGGGTATTCGAGGCAAATAACTCGAATCTTTGTCGTATCCGTCCAACCTTGCGGAGACATCTGTGTATCCGAGTTTGGTGCGAGGAAGCGCATCTTTATCTGCACGGGTGATGCGAAACCGCCATCGAAGCCCACGCCGTAGCAGCTCTCGCATTTACTGGCTGTGACCTTCTTAGTTAACAAATCGAAACACTTTTTACAGCGAATACCCCAGTGCAGACGCTTTAGCAGGTACGTAGGCACGCCATTGAATTTGAGTGCAATCCCAAGATCGCGCTGCATTTTATGATGTAGGCGTGCAAGCCTAGGGGGAAGATCAGAACCAACGTCCGTTACGTCAGCAGCAACATCTCCTGTGCTAGCTGTTGCGGTAACGCGGTAGTACGCCGTACGCACTAACGACAGGAAATTTAAATTTTCGCGAGTTTCACCCGCAGCAGCCGCGGGGACATCACGGTATTTGTCAAAAAAGTAATAAGACACCACGTGATCTCGAACAAGCTCAAATGGTCCCTCGGGACTTACAGCGCGTTCTATTTTGAATTCAATGCTGGCAGACGGCGGACTGCTTATATTCCACTGTATAAATACGCCGGTATCTAGCGGCGAACGGTAAATAGGCGTGGTGTCCGTGATATGAATTTTCATTTAGACGCCCGGACTTGAAGCTACCGAGTTTGCGCTAGGGTCAAGCGTAGATGTATCCATCGGCAAATCATTAAAACGAAATGCTTTATTGATTTTGTCTGCAGGCGCCATCGGATCACCTTCTATTTTGCGCAGTCCTATAAGACTTCCACCTGGAAATCCTAGATAATCACCAGGTGTTTGGTCATTGAAAGATCCGGGTGATTTGTCAATCAACGCAGATCCAATATCGAAGCCTACCTTCTTAGGTCCGCCATTCGCGGTCTTTAGGACTTTCTCCTTAAAGTCAGCGAAAGGCATAGCGCTCATTTTTCTAAAGAAGCGTGCATCCGAGTAGTGATCGAGGAAAGCTTGTTTAGCGGTCTCGGCATTTTTAAAGCCAAGCATACATTTCTCTTCGTCGATCTGTTTGAAGTCTGGAGGTTTATTCGTAGTGACTACGTAGACCATATCAGCGTCTTCGTCGGGACCTACAAAACAATCAACGTGATCACCGTCCAGGCCTTCTGTCTTGCGAATATACCCGTAAGGGTACTTCATCAACGTCTTGCCTTTGGTATCGTTGTGTTTATCGTACCATTCTCGGTAGTTTCCTTTATCGGTCTCGATAGAGATATCGAGGCCTTGGAAAGTAGTACGCCCGTCGAGTTTTTTAGCTGAGGTCTTTAGGTAGGAAGTTAGCCCTGTCAAAGCGGGGGCCATTAAATACGTAGATTGCGGCTTCATCAAAGTCTTGATGTATTGCGCTAACTCTTCGTCAGACGCGCCTGCTTGCTGCAGTACTTTGTAGCCTTTGTAATCCGCTACGCCTTCGCTTAACAAGGTAGGCGCAGCTAGGCCCAACGCGAGTACAAGAGACTTCAATGCACGTGCGGTACCTTTGCTACCCCTAAGGGGGCCTGCTACTAAACCGATAACCGGTGCGATAGTGTGAATACCGCGAGCTATTTGGCTTTGGGCAAGATAACCCAGGGTGCTCTCATCGAATTGCGCGTGTCCAATTTCGTGGGCGAGAATATGGATATTCGGATCAGTATCGGAGATACCGATGTGCATATTTTTGGCATCGCCCTGATAGTGTCCGTAGTAACCGCCGCCGGTCTCATTTGCATATGCAGACGAGTGTACAGGTACCGGGCTGAGCTTTTTCAGATCTTCGATTGTGACTGCGACTTTGCTCTGCCACGCGCCCGTGGGTATTTGCCGCGTCTCGTTCCAACCATCGATCTGACGCTGCTTTTCGTTCTGGTTAAACGCATTGCTTACTTGCGCTTTGGGATTGTCCAGCGTACGAAAATGCGCACGCCCCTCGTCACCGTTCGACGATGAAATACGCGAATACAACGCATCACCCATTTGCGGCTCAGTCGCAAACTTGTAACGCATCGGCATATTAACGTATTGCTTTAGGGTCATACGCGTGGAGCGGTGGTAGTCATGTCAGGCATTTTGGGTGCCATATTTACGGGATTAACGGGAGCACCGCCAGCGACGGTCGGTACTGTCGATATACGCGAACCAACAGCGCCCACAGCGTTAGGCTGTTGCGCATGCACATTTGTGCGCGAGTTTCTAAAAGCATTCTGCGCAACTGAGTGTTGCGGACTTAAACCCGTAGGAGGTTTAATAGTTGTAGCAGGCGTAGGTTGCATACCCATGGTGGTATTACCGCCGGGGCGACCTCCAAGGCGCGGCACACCGAAAGCATTACCTCCGGGTTTTGGCGCCGCAATACGCATTGCCGCAGCGGCTAGTTTCGGACCGTAAGGTTGGGTCGAGGCAGCTTCCGGTGCGTAGCTCTGATCGTATTGTTCATTTGCGGTGAACGCATTTTGCATTGCATCGCTTAAACGCTTATTACGGTCTGCTAGATGCTGGTTGGCATCAGATCCGCCGATATCATAAGTACCGACAGACGAGCCGTAGCCAAGCTCGGAGCCTGTTTTGGTATCTACAGGTTTTTTATTGTCGCTATCCGCAGGTTTTTTACCGTCGTTATCCGCAGGTTTCTCTCCGCGCGGTCCGAAAGAATAACCTAACTGTGGACCTGTTAAACCCAACCCCACGTGGAAGCGTGTGTTTTTCATGGGCCCTGGGGAGATTTGCAATGCGATTAAGTGCGGAAATCCAAAGTTTACAGCTAATCTGTTCTCACGGGACCACTCGTCATCTTGATTTATAGGGCGACTGTATCCTAGGCCGAAACTGCCGAGTTTAGTTGGAGAATGGACAGAACCGGTCTTTGGCGCCGAAGGCATACCAATACCAGATTCATTTCCGGTAACGGAAGGTTCGTCATCAATAGACTTCCAGAAATCTTGCTTCTTATTCTCTACACCAAGATCGGAGTTTCTAAACTGGCTTGGCGCATACGAAATAGGTCCGACGTCAGACGTCATTCCTATTTTCATGAGAGCGCGTAAACGGCCGTATTCATAGTAACGCATCGGTATCCTCAGGTGTGGTGGTAGCGGCTGACGTTTACGTAGCCAGAGCTCAGGTTACCGTACGCGCTCTCTAGATTGTTTTGGATTTTAACTTGTTGAACTAACTGCGACCATTCAGCGTCTAGAATCTGCGCAAATTGTATGTACAAGGGATATTTATCGTCAATCCCGATAGGCGCTACGTCGCCATCTTGATAAGTGGCTTGATTGCGCAATTGCAAAAAGGCCGAGCTTTTAATCAAATAAGCAGCCACGCCTAGAAGCAGCACGTACTGCATATGCGGCGGCCATGACTGTGCTAGCAGGTTGGTCTGCGGTGTAAACACGTTGTATCGAGAAGTCACCATCTCAATACCCTGATTTATGTCATCTTGAGTGTAGTCAACAGCATCCAGCAAGATATTATAATCAGGTCGATCGCGCATAAAGCGACGCACTTGATCTACCGTGAGTATTACCGGAGTACTTGGTGTTGCGACGATGGGCATACAACCTCACACGGTTATTTCGACAGTATCCGGTCCGTACTCGTTAGTCTTGTTGAGCACTACGGTGTAGGTCTCGCCAGGCTCAACAAATACCGGCGTAAGCCAGGTACCTGTTGCTGTTGTGATTGTAGTCCCTACCGCCTTAGACAAATTACGGAGATCGTAATCGAGTTTCTTATACACGCGAATCTCAGCACTAGCTACAGGAGTACCGCCGGTAGTTACGTACTGCAGGTTGTTGGTGCCGCCGGTATGTTCTGTAAGCGCGATATAGTAAAATGTAGGTACTTCTACGGGATCATTACCTGCCTTGAAAGGCGTAGGTGCTTCATCGATCGCGGTATTGCCGTATCTGTCAAGTACGCGGATACGGTAGTAACGATAGATAACTTCTTGATCGTCGTAATAGAAATAGCCCGCACTATTCCAGTGCGTGCCCGGAATTTGATGCAGAACCTGTGCTCGGGACGTATACGGGCCGTCACGTCCCGTATCGCTGTATAGTATTTCGTAGGCGATGATATTTGGAGAATTCGCCGGAAGCCATTTAATCTGTTGAGTGGCCATATAATGAAAAAGCGCGCAACATCCAAGATGTGCGCGCCCCTCCGTCCTAAAGGTTAAAGTGCGTTAGCGGCGTCGGCGCTTGACTTCGAAACCCTTACCGTCATCGGTGTCTTTCGAAGTATCTTCCACGGACACGGAGCTTGCATCGGTGGCAGGCACGGATTCAGGTACGGGATCTGGCGTAGTTTCGACAACGGCCGTGGCAGGTATTTCTACCACTGCGATAGTTTCTTCGACTTTAACCGGCTCGGCAATTTCTACAGTAGGTGCGGCAGGCACCATGACTGCACCGGCTGCATCTACTTCAATGAGTAGAAGCTGTGCTAGATACGTTTGAATGACATGATGATTAAAGACATCATCCTGCACACAACGCCTTTGCAAGGCACCTTTGAAAATCAAAGGCTGACCGCCGTAGTCCTTGAGTTGCGGAACCTCAAGAACACAAGCACGGTTCATTTGTAGCCAGTGGAGGGTCATTTAGACTCAGGGAATGTCGACGCGGCACATCGCGGCAGTATTGCCGATACCGATGCCGGGAGCCGCGTAGCTGTGGAAGAAGATCATATCCGCTTCCTGCTTGATGAACAAGGTCGCATCCTGCAAGAGGAAGAAGTTTCCGAGGAAATTCTCAGGCGCGAACATGTAAATCGAGTGCGTTCCGCCGCCCTGCGCGGTGAGAATGTCGGTCTTGATCGTAGTGACGACCGGAATTCCGTAAAGGCGCTCTTCCTTCTCAATACCATCACGGTAATGCGCCGAGGCAATATCATTGCCTACGTCAGTTGCCGGAAGGTCGAGTGCTTCGTAGTACGTGTTCTTGGTCATGAGCACCTTGCCGATAGGCAAGCGACGACTCACGAGGTTTTGAAAACCTCCCTTGAACGCACTGGAGTTGAAGCCTGTTGCGGCAACAACCTGCGATGGCGCAGCGGTGAGAATCGCATTTACCGTGCCCAGGAACTTGGTGTCTTCCTGATCCGCCATGTCCTTCACAGAGTTATCCGAAAGGATCTTTCGGATATCATTCTGATAGGTCATGAGCTCGAACTTGCTCTTGCGGAAGCGCGCCGACTCGGTCTTACCGAAGCGGACGGCATAACGCGGACCGCGGAAAAGCGTACGGACGCCGGTTCCGTAGAAGGGCACGAACGTCGCAACGGAGTCAGGCTCCTTCTCGACGATTTTCTTCGGCTGATCAGTATCCTCGTCACGGTCGATCTCGTCGTCCGCAAGGAGAATCGGCGGCAGAACTTCGCGCACGAACGCCTCTTGGCGCATCTTGGTGCGAAGGAAGGCAGAGCCTTCTTCTGTTGCCTCTTTAACACGGCCCTGTTCCAGCTTGCGAACGAAGTTCGAGTTAATGAACTGTGCCGAGACCTTTTCTGTCTCTGTACGATATGATGCGTTAGCCATTTATTTGCTCCGTGTCCGTACTTAGCGGCCGAGGTTAAAGCTTAGAGGTCCATTTCAACAACAATGGTACCGTCAGTTGCCACGTTGTTGGCCAAGACCGTACCGATTTGGTGCGTCGTTGCCGTTGCGCCGTGGTCGCTCAACAGGCCGTTGCTGTACGTGACTTTCCCGTTGATGGGGAAAGACTGCGCGGTATTAAGCTTGTCGGACTTAACCGTAAGCTTACCGCGGAGACAAACGACCTTCTCAACGAAGACCGTCGAGGTGTCCACGCCGTTACCTTCGAGCACGATGTACACAAGCGTGGGGTTGGCGGTGCCCAGCGCAACGCTGGCGGGGGACGTGGCGACGTTTACTTCGCCGCTCGTATTCATACTGACGATGTAGCCGGGAAGAAGCGTGACAGGCACGCCCATAACCTTGACCGGAGGAAGAGACTGGTCGATGCCAGCATCGCCGCCCGGTTCCCAACCGCGAAGAACGTCAAACTTATCATTGAGACTTGCCATTGGAATCTCTCCTCAGCCTTTAATCGTTGACAATCCAGTCAAGGAAACGTTTCTCTGAATGATCGGCCGCTTCCTTGATGGTGCGCGGGGCCGGGTCACTATCCAAGTCTGCCGACCGCCCAAGGGCAACAGGAGACTCGTTATTATTTTTGGCAACCTTGAGTAAATGATCAAGGGCATTCGCATCTAAGCCTGCTAATTTGTTTCGCAGGTCATCTGGGATGCTCTCACCGGTAGACGCTTCGTAGCGCTCGGCGAGCTTTGCAATGCGCGCATCGCGTTCAGCACGGACGTTCGCAGTCTTCTTGAGCTCAACCTCATCAATGTAGTCTGCAACCGCAAACAACATTTCGGCGAGCTTAGCGCTACTCAGCTTTTTCACTTTGACCCTCCAGTGAGGTGCTTAAGGGCAGTTGCCGCGTGGAGCATATTAGCGGCCTTTAGCATGCGAATTTGCTTAAAGCGCTTATCGTTGTCGCGAATATACGCTGCAATTTTTCGAATTTCGGAAGCAGTCTTGCCCGCAAAACTCGGCGGTGCTTTTGACTCGCCCTTTTCAGAGTCGGAGTCATCGTCATCATCGTCAGAGTCTTTATGCTTTTTAGGCTTGGGACCATCACCGTCGCCATCGGTATCGCCGCCCGCATCTCCATCATTATCTGGATCTTGCGGATTAATACCGGGAGGCATCGCACCCATTGACGGGTCGCCTTCCATGGGCGCAGCTTGCATAGACGGATCCATGCCGGGATCCCCACCCATCGGACCAGCTTGCATAGACGGGTCGCCACCCATCGGCGCAGCTTGCATGGACGGATCCATACCCGCACCGTCATCGCCACCATCATCTTGCTGAGCAAGAAGCTGTTGCAGCAATTCAGGGTTATTTTGGAGTTCTTCCAATAATTGCTGGACTTCTTGGTCTTGCATCAATGCTTCAAGATCGTCATCAGAGACGTCATCCTGATCTGGCATTTGCTGCAAGTCTTCGGCGAACTTACGCAATTCACGCGCTGCCGCAGAAGTTCTAACCTTCGTCGACTTCGCGGAAGCAGTCTTCGTCACGGACGCGGTTTTCACCGACGCCATGACTTGGTCTGCTAATTCGCCGATGTCTACGTAGCGGCTCATTTTGCAGTACGCGCCTGTTGGATAATGGCGCTAGCCGTCTGTTGTCCGATGTAATGCACGTCGGCGGCAATCTTGTGTACTGCCTTGAGCTGATCGTTGTAGCCCGCTTCGTATTCGGCAGCGGCTTTTTTCTCCATGTCTTGCACGGCCTGCGCGTACGCAGCTTGCGCGACTTTCTGGAGTTGGGCAGGATCTGCACCGACCGCAGCAACTTTGATTTCTCCGAGCGCTGCATCGTACTGCGCAAAGCGCTCCATAAATCCATCAGCCAAAGCCGCGCCCATATGCTGCGCTTGCTTGATGAGCTGAGATTCCTCGGCTTGCTGTGCTTCAGCAGCCATCTTCTCCAGCGACGCTTTCGGCGTGGGCGCCGCAGCTGCCGCAGTCTTTACCGAACGGGTCACCGCGCGGACCGTAGAGAGCATGCGCGCAGACGCGTCGGGCTCAGGCGTACTAGGCGCGGAGGCTGTCTTTTCCGTGATGCCGGCGTCAGCGGCAGACATACGGGATAAAATTCGCGCGAAAGCATTCTCTTCAGCCATTGGTTCCCTCACAGGGTTTCAGTGTGAATCTTAGTTGTGTATCTGAGCCAATACAAGCTTTATTCGGAGCGCCTTAATATCGAATCTCCGAGAGCCTGAGTTACCTTATCGAAATCTAGTGTAGGCCCTAGGTAGGGGCTCAGTTCATCCTGCACTTCAGCACTCTTTAGCTGCTGCATAAAGCGCGAAGTATACGCGGCGTCTAGTTTTGTAGGACGTTCATTAGCACGCTTTACTACGTATGCGAACGCGGTATTTACGGCAGCGCCCATCTTTTGTACCGGAGCCATCTCGGTCCATCCAGAAATAGTCTCACCTTGATCTGTTACAATTTTAGGGCCGGAGATAGGCGTGGGACCCGTAAGCTTTTTAGCTCCGAGTAAACCAAGACCCGCGCCGACAGCACCTGTGGCAAGGCGCATCGGTCGGGGTACGCGAGAACTATTACGCGCTGCGTATGCTGCACCGCCCAAGAGCGCACCGCTACCCAACAAAGCACCGCCCGTTACGGCCTTGTCCTTGAGCCCCTGGTTGATGAGCTGGTCATGCGTCTTTTGAACAGTACCGTAGTTTGTGCTGTACTGTCCGCCGGTATTTGGGTCCGTCCAAGATAATGTATCGGTCAACGGACGCTCAGCGTGGAACGTCGCATGTCCGGGCATCCGACGTTGCAGATAATCCGAAGTTGGAGAAGCGGTAAAGCCGAGTTTAGTGTACAAATCGGCATTGAATATCGGCGCGTCTAACCCAGCTTCTTTGACTACGGTGTCGTAGAAACGCGGGTAGCGCTGAAACATCTCGTATATAAGGCCGAGATGGTCATTTGCCGACTTCAATACTTTATCAGGGACACCTGTTTTTGTTTCAGGCGCCAGCTTGCTGATAAAATACTGCATGATCTCTTTAATACCCAACGGGAAGTCTAGCGGGTCTGCAGTCCCTGCAACTTCCGAGGGTTTGTAATTGATCATGATGCTTACAGACGCGGTGTCCGTAGGCTTATCGGAATCACGCTGCTTGGTCTTTATGTATTTCTCTACAAGCGACGCGTCATTTCTATCTAGGTTAGACACGGACAAAGCAGGCTCACCCTGCAGTATTTTCTCAATATCCGCAGCCTTACCGAGGTCCGCAGCTTTCTGCTGCAGATCAGTAACCAATTCGCCGAGCTCATAGCCGCCGAGCTTGAGTTCGTAAGGGTGCTCTTTAGCAACCTTTTTCATCATGTAGCCGGTGCGGTCAGCAGGACGGAGAACCCAAGAACTGTCAAAGAAATCTGGGCTAGGATTCAGAGCAGAATTCTGAATACCGCTATGCGGGTCGATTTTAGACATCGCGTACTTAAGGTGCTCACAATAACTCGCCCTAGTTTTAGCACGGTTACCGCAATTACTGCAAACGTCGTATTTGATTCGACAGCCCATGCTGGTGGCGGGATATTCACCGCTGGCAATCTTTTCTATAAGGTGCGGCGCTTTCGCATTGTCGAAATCCTGCAACACTTCTACGCGGTGCATGTGAGGGTTCCAGAAAGCTTTCTTAACTTTACCAATAGCTTTACTAGGATCACCGTTCACGTGATGTTCAAATACATGCGCTTTATCGTAAGACTGATAGTGCTTAGTAAGCACTTCATCCGGTTCAATCTTACCCTTGACAGGCTTAGATGGAAAACCGTCACCATTACGATTAGCGCCGTAGGTCTCGTTGTCGCCAAGACCAATCACAAGCACAATAGTTTTACCCGGCTCGGGAGCTACATTTTTTATGTAGTCGAGCGCGGGGCTGTGCGTGCTAGCAATTTTATGCAGTGACGTGGCTTCCTTTAATAATCGTCCATTACGACCCCATGAAGACACCAACTGTACTGTTGGTTCTCCGGTGGAGAAGTGGTCGTCTAGGAGGATTATCTTGGAAGACATCACGGACCCGTAGGTAGACGGCCCATGGCCGGCAACTCAGGAATAGTCTTAGGGCTAAACGTATTAGCCGCTTGATCGACACCGCTAAACATGCCGGGGCGCCCACGATTCATGGCACCGCCTAATTGTCGCCCTGCCATGTTCTGGTCGGGCATCTGCATTTGCTTGAGCAGGCCTAACAGAGCCTGAGTACGCGCAGGGTTAGGCTTTGCAGTACTAGGCATTGGCAAAATGCTCGCCTGCTTACGTGGAGCCATTGCACCTAAACCCTCTGCAATTTTCTTAAACTTGTAGTGGGTAGACAGCATTTGCTGTCCTAGCGTTTGACTCGCTGTCTTTACGTTTAGAGCAGGCATGCCGTACATGGCTGCAGTTGCCCGGTGTAGACCTGCGATTTTAACCTTGTCCATGACGTGGACAAGACGCCGATTAATCGGCAAATCCGCAGTGGCGAGCTTTTGCATTAATGTGTCGTAATTCATGGTCAACCCATTCCGCCAGCGCGTGCAGCTGACTGCTCTGCATCCGTAAGCGTCTTTATTGTGCCGTAGTCAGGAGTCGCGCCGTGTAGCGCTGATAGACGCAAGAAGCTACGCGCGACGCTCGGGTCTGAGGCTAGGTGTGGCGCAAATCGCTTCATTGTATTATATGAAGCCTGCATGATTGCAGGATCGGCTTTAGCAAGTATCGGATCTTCACCCAAAGATGAAAATACTTGGTCATGCATAGGGGACAAGCCCTTAAGAGCATTCGTACGGAATTTCTGCTCACCAGACAATTGACCCATCTGCTTGCGTTCAGCTTCGAGGCGATCGGACGTTTGGTCAACGCTATCTAGCGCTTTACCGACACCCCACGCACCCGCACCGAGAGCAGCACCACTCCCTACATTTTTAACAATGTCGGGCAACACACTTCCCCATTGACTTTTGGGCGCGTGCTCAGCTGCATCAGCTGCAGCGCCAAGCATACCTGCTTGTTTAAACAACGCGCGAGGAATTAGCTTGAATGCTGCACGCTTAGCAGGCGACGCTGCAATCTTTGCGACAGTCTCGTCAAATCGGCTCATGACAGCGCCTCCAGCTTGGCGATACCTGCAGCAATTGTTGCAACTTTTTCAGACTGCGCAACAGCGTCAGCCAGCAGTGAATATTCGAAAGCGCTGTCGTCAACAAAACCCGCAGTCTTTTGCAGAGTTTCGAAATTGTACGTCATAGCAGGCATGCGCATGCTGCGACGCAATTCGGTCAACAGCGGCGCTACACGTTCACCATGCAGCGCAGCAGCGTTCTTCTCGAACGTAGAAAAAGGTACGTCTTGGTAAATACGTGCAAAGCGACGCTTGAGCGTCTGAAGCGTATCGCCGTAAACCATTTCACTCGCCATCTTTTCGTGACGGAGATGGTCGAGGGTTTTACGCACAGTACGTCGATCTACTTCGCGATTAGGCGTAGCTGTCGGACGTTCTTCAAACGCTACTTTGGTCATCTCAGGGGTTTCGTCTTCTTCGCGAAGCGAACGATACTCTGAGAAATAAGCCACGTCGTCAGCAGGCGTTGCCACGGCAGCTTCTTTGATATTGTCGGCAAATACCTGATCTGCATCAGCGACATCGAATTCAACAATACGATCTGAAGCGGTCTTGTCTTTCGACTGGAATAGCTTATTGAACGTCGTATTGTTGGAGCTCTCGCAGAGCCTACGGACTTGCTCTTGCGACATATCCATAGACGACGCCAGCTTGCGAATGCTGTTGTTCAGCGGTATTTTCTGTTGGACTAGATCGTCAGAAATGGCTTCAGCCATTTTCTTGTAATCGTTTTCAGTAATATGTGCCATCAGTGCACCACCTTATCCGCGCCGAGGTCCTCGACAGTACGGTTACCGCGCGTTTCTTCAAACTTGATGTGAAGACTCTCGGCGTCCTCATCACGTAGGTTGTCGTTACCGAGGATAGCTCGGGCGCACTCCACTGAGATTTTAGCGTACTTCGCGGCTTCGCGGGCCAGCTTGCCTGTAATCAGTTGACCGCGATGCTCCATCGAGCGGAAGTACGCATCGGTCATGATCGTCTTGATGACGTCCTGCGCAGGAACTTCACCCTTATTACGACAGAATTGCCACTGCAAGGCGCCGAGACCTTGGTGGTACGCAATTCGGTAGTACGCTTTGTACGGGTGATCTTCAGGAATTTCCTGCATGAACACGATGAGCTCAAGCTCAGTACGAAATACCTGCGTGTCGAAGAAGATGTGCCTGTAGAAGCTCACTTCTTCGGGCGGCATCGATAGAGCTTCCGCTACTGAGAAGTCATTCTTAGAGGCTATTAAAAAAGACTCTAAAATACTGCGGATAGAATCCGTTCTGAATACCAGAATGGGATAATTAACTAGCGCATCTACAGTCTGGCTGGCGTGCCACGGCCGCAATGGACAGATTTTATTTAAAGCTTCCGCGCCATGAAACGCTACGTACAGAGACCGCTCACTGTCGGTGTCTGGTACGCAGCGCTTCTGCGCAAAGGCTTCGTATCGGTGACGCGGATTAGGCGATCGCATTCGGGTCTAGCATCGTTGAATTGTGCGTCATTGACAGCACAAGTTTACCTAGCCCTTGGAATGTATCACGCATTTGCGTCTCTAACTCGATATATGTAGTCTCACCCAGTTGTTCTTTGATCTGGGATTCCTGCATATAGAGCGTGAGTAGCGTACGCCCCAAGTCATCGATGCTGGATTCGAGGTTCGACGCGTACTGCGACGTCAAGCCCTTCAACGTACCGTTGCGTGCGAGCGATGCGATAGTACCTGCGTCGAATGCGCCTGTTTCGTGCATACCCGCCGCGCCTTCCAAAAAGGCAGGGTTAATCTGCGAAGCAATCTCCTCAGACGACGGTTGCTCCGTGCGCATGATTGGATATTGCGGCTCTTGTTGCGCATTGGGATCTGCGTTTGGGTCCATACCCATCGCAGGGTCCATACCTTCAGGCATACCTTGCATGCCAGGATCCCCGCCCATTTGCGAAGGGTCTTGCGGCATAGCAGGCGCAGGTGCTTGCGCAGGGTCTGCAGGCGCAGGTGCAGGCATACCGCCTTGCGCAGGATCAGCGGGCGCGGCAGGTTCGGCTGGCTGGCCCGTCTCAATTTCTTGAGCGCGTTGCTGAACCGTAGTCAGTACGTCGAGTTGGGCCTGCAAAGCAGTCATCTGTTCTTGCAGGCTCTGCATTGATTCCGAAAAAGCCTGGTCAACTGCCGAGGGCGGCGAGGGTGCAGGCGCCGGAGCTTGCTGCATAGCAGGGGGCATGGCAGGTGGCGCAGCTTGCGGGGCAGGCGCAGCGGGCGCAGGTTGCTGCATAGCTGGCGGACCACCCATCGGGGTTTGCGGCGCTGCTTCGCCTTGCGCAATTTTAATGCGGTATTTGAGACTTTGATACGCAGAGGGCGTCACGATATACGAACGACACACGCCCGTATGCGACGCAATTTTCAACATTGCTTCGGCAGCAGACGCGTGTACTTTGTAGCGTGAAGCAATCTTAAAGATAGCTTCCTTTTTCGTATCCGTACGGTCGCCGTCTACGGAATACATGCTCTCGCCCGCATCGCGAACAACAGCCTCGTGGACGCCCATCGAGCCCAACGCGTCGAGTACGATGTGGCTCAACGCGTCAGCTGTTCGCAGGAAGTCTTCAGCAGGCTTATCGTCCTTGAGACTCACCCACTTCCAGCTGGCCGGAATAACCACGAGATTTTGGTCTCGCAGTTTCATCGGGCGATTACCCGGAGAACGCGGGTCCATTACGAAGGCCTTGGCTCCCCAACCACCTTCATTACTGATCTTGCCGCGCACCACACCGTCGGTACCTACGGAGAGCTCAGTAATTTCTACAGGCTTGGTGCCGTGATACTGCGCGCCGCGCTTAGAAATAAACGCGCCAGTACCCTTAGAAGGCTTGGCAGTTCCCTCTGTGAGTACAGCTTTGTACACACCCGAGCCTTTAAGGAAGTTCTCTGATACCTGCTCGCCCATGAGCTGGTTTGTCATCACGTAATTGCCATCTTCGAGAATGGCAAGACGACTGTATTTATGCGAGCGTTCGATATCGCGTCCGTTACAGTCAAAACCGTACAAGCTCTCAGGCTCTTTGTTGTACGTGGTCTTGGGGACCTTGTTTTGTAGGCGCTTAACGCGACTGTCTTCCTTGGGAAAGGTAAATCGATCTTCGCTTAGAAGATCAAACGGCTCAGTAATGACCAACGCGCCTGTAGGTGCGCCCTTGGTTGTGTAGAGCCTGTAAGGTCCCGAAGACAGCGTGTCTTGGAAATGCTGGTACTTCTGTACTTGCACAGCCAAGTTGAGCGAAGGACGAGTGTCCTTAAAGTAGTAACCCCGCATCAGCACGCCGTTGAATGCTTCAGGCGCAGCTTCACCGAAGAGCTCGGTGTATTCTTTCGCGCGCGTCGCTTTATCCGCGATATACAACGCACCGCCCGTATGCGAAACACCGGCAGTCTTGTGCGTCAGCGCTTTGATGAGCTGCTGCTCGCCGTAGAGTTCTGCAGCCTTTTTGAGTAGGCGGGGGTTTGCGTCCAATACTTTCGCAAATCCTTCTTTGACCTGATTAGGCGCCTTCTCTAGAAACTCAACGAGTTTAGGCGCATACGTATTCGACTTCTGCGCGTGCTTGAGCATCGCAGTAATGCCGTCCTCGTACGACGCATATCGCGACATCGCAGACATAGGGTTGGCAAGGGCGGACAGTGCGGTGCCTACAAAACCAGGCTGTTGTTGGCCGGTGTAAGGGTCGACTTCCTTTTCCCGAGTATTCATAATGCCGCCGAGGGCTGCGCCGGTATAGCGACCAGCCGCTTGGCCGAGTCCGGGAGATATGCCACCGCCAGATTGAATAGCTCCTTGGCGGCCAATTATTGCACCGATAGGACCGGCCAATGCTCCGCCCAACCCGCCGCGAGCCGCGACGCCTGGAGCATCGCGCCAGTCTTCCCAATCAGAGGTCATGAGACCGGTGCCTGCACCCGTCAGTCCGCCACGCACAGCGTTCGACACACCCTCATCGACCATTTGTCCGAGCGTGCGCACTGTCTCGGGGTTGATATGCGGCATGCTAATCGATGCGGTAGTAGTCATGCCGGGTTGAGGAGCAGCAGGTGCCGCGCCTTGCTGTGGCGCCATACCTTGTTGCGGCATTTGTTGCTGTTGCGCGCCAGCAGGGGCCATACCCTGTTGAGCCGCAGCAGTTGCTGCGTTGGGGTCCTGCATCATTTCCCACGTCTTGGTGTGGGATTTGTACATCTTGGCTAGTGTATCTACATCAAGAGCATTATTATCCAGCGCCTGGCCTGGAGACATTTGCTGGGTGCGCTGAAATTGCTCGACGAACGTTGCCCAGATCTCAGGATTAAACTCCGAAGGCTGCCCTGTAGCACCGGCTCCGGTACCTGGAAAAGGCCCGATAGCGATTTTCGTAAGTTTGCGACCTAGGGGTTCAGTCGAAGAAGCTTCGAGCCAACTACGCGCAGACACATCGCTGGCATAGCTGTACCGACCGGTCGTTGGCGGTACCATCAAGTTACGGATATCGACGTCTGTTGCAACGGTATCAGGCAACTTAGCCCCGTCGCCCATGGACGAGATGGTGCTCTTATTTACTTCCTCTAACCAATCGTTGTTGAGCGGAAGGAAAATATCTTGATCCTTCACATACATCAAATCGAAAGGCTTGAGCTCATTCTCAGAAAGAACGACAGGTATATAAATATAGCTGCCTTCTTGCTCGATAATAAACGCGCCTACGCCCGTACCCATTTCCGTGTCGGAATCGAGCATCTTGAACGTGACAATCTCAGGAACAAGATCCGGGAATTTGCCAGAGAAAGCCTGATAGGCCATCTGCCCGAACTTATCCTCAAAGATTTGTTTCTCGTCCTCGGCAGACGGCATGGCTTGCTGCGAGTTGATCGCAGGTGAAAATAAGGCGTGTTTTCGATATGCCATTGTCTACCTAGGGTTTATAATCTTGGGTGGCCGTATCGTAGCAGTCTGCAACGGCTTTCGCGCAGGTTGTTCAGAGCTACTAGGACTTTCGGAATTAAACGGGGAAAAGCCCGGAACTCCCATAGCTTGTCCAAGTTTTTCTTGGATAAGTAGAAGCCCGAGCTTTAGTGCGGCCGTAGAGACCATGATTGATTAAGCGTTCAGGTTCTGGAGACGTGTTCGCAGTACAGAGAGCGATCCCATCTTGGATTCCGAGGACTCTTCCTTCTTCTGCATGAAAGCAGGAAGTGCGGGGCCCTTGTCGTCGCCCTTGTCATCCTTGTCATCCTTCTTGGCATTTTCCGAAGTAGCGCACTCCGCTTCGGCAGTCTTACGGAAATGATCGCGGATTGACGCAGCCGCTTCCTTCTTCGAACCCAGCGAAGAATAGAGCGTCTCAAGATATCCCGCACGCTCAGGTACATCGAGACCCATCATGGCGCGTACGTGCGCAACCTTCTGCGTCTCAGGCATACGCTCGGGAAGATACGGCACAACCTGCTCAGCGGTTTGTGTGAATACTCGATCAAAAGCATTCTTGGTTTGCTCGGTGATCGAATTACTGCCGCTGGCCGTGGCGCCGGGCATAAGCGGATGCGGCATCTCGCGACCGATAACCGCGCCCGACGGAATGGTCATCTCGGTATTTCCGACGCCGCGTTCGCCCATGCTGGCATAGCCTTCGGGACGGCGATTGAGTTCTTGTGCCGCTTCGGCATTGTCAGCAGCGGCTGAGGGCAGGTCGTTCGGATTGCCTCCGCCCGTGATCAGCGAGCCAGTATCCGCCGCTTGCTTTCGCGCAACGCGACGAACGATATCTGTAAACGAACCAGACTTTGCGGTCTGCTCAGTCACGGAATTCGAACCACCGTCGGTTGCGCCCGGTGCGACGGGAGAGCGTTGCTCGGTACCGACAGTGCCTTCGCCCTTGCCCTCCCAGTTACCGACGCCGCGCTCGCCAAGGTTGGCGTAATTCTCGGGACGGCGTTGCTGCTCCAAAGCAGCCTCACCGTTGTCAGCCGCTGCGCCGGGCAGGTCGTTCGGGTCTCCGCCACCTTGAATGAGCGAGCCCGTCTCGGCTGCAGACTTCTCCATAAGCGACCAAGCGTCACCTTGCGCGACTGCGACAGGGTTAGCGTCTTGCGCCGTCTTGGTAACGGAGGGGCTGTACTGATTGCCCGCTTGTTCGCACTGATACTCAGCTGCCTTGACGAGGTTTTCGCAGAGAAAACCCGCAACCTTCATGTCGAGCTGGCCGCCATTGAGGTAAGGGTCAGGCATCCCCGACTTATCAGCGATGTAATCCGCCGAAGCATCCGCCGCTTCTTTCGACGGGTAGACCACGACACCTTCGCGGATTAATTGCGCGTTCAGGCCCCGGACGAAGGCGCGCTTGAAAAGCGGTGAAATCGACATATGTACCCTGCTCCTATGGCGGTAATGCGTTTATTGTAGTGCGGTTGATTCTGCGGCCCAAGGCTTTAGTTCGGATTAGTATTGCCCGTCTGGGCCTTCACCGAATTCCGAACTAAAGATGATGCCCGGTACGGGGCTGAGACTGTGTATGTCTGCGGTTTGCCCCTTCTGGGCCGCATCCAATATAGACTGTTTCAAGTAACGATGCCCCAAACGTACAAGCCAGTCGGGGTTTAGTAAAGGATTTCTCGTAGCGGGTTGAAGGATTGGCGAAACAATCGGGGCTTTGAAACCCGTTTGGATCTTTGAGTAGCCCGCTTCCTTTAGTTCGTCGATCATAGGCTGCGAGATACGGGTACCGATGAGATGGTGCAACGCACCCTCTGCGAGATACTTGCCTTCAGAGGAGTCGATAGCCGTGTGCACAGATTTACTGCCGGCTATGTTGCGCAGCTTGTTGTATTCGATTACGTCGCCGCGCACGAGACCGTGTTCTGCAGAGTCGTCATCATCTACGTCCTCTATACGTACGTGGTTGAGCGTAGATTTAGCGAGCACCTCAAAGTGTCGACGGTCTACAGGGACGTCGCTACCTTTGTATATGTCGCTCAATTTGTTCACGATGTAGTTACGGCCTTCGCCGAGTCCTTTGTGCTCTACGACCTCGCCAGGTTTGGGCACGCCTTCAGATAACGCATCGCCCGCGTGTACTCGGTCTCCGACTTTTACGATGGGCTTAAGCCCTGACATTATGTAAACGCGATCGGTATTTACCGTGATGAAATAACCACCCTGAGGAGCCGTTACGATTTCTTTTACGGTGCCCGTGACGGGGGCGAGCGTCGCTTTGTTTTTGAAGGATGCCGGCGACTCGATAATCATGCGGAAGCCTTCGAGGCCTCCGATGTCTAGCGGGTTCGTGCCTGACATACGTACACCGTGCTTAGCGTTGAGCGCGAGTTGGGTGAGAGGCTCACCTAATGCTTGGCTGGCACGAATACCTACGTTTTCACCGACAGGATTGAGCGTACCCGTAGTATTCAAACCCATACATTTCTGGCAAATACCGCGGTCGGCTTCGCAAGTCATGGGTGAACGGGTAATGATGTGCTCTATTTTTGCCTTCTGGAGCAACGACACGATCCGGGGAGCAACCAGTGTATTGCGCGGAAATTCGCCGGCTGCGACTGCCAGGAACCGATCTATAATGGCAGAGTTAGCGACTGCCATACGGAGACCATTCTTGGTCCCACAGTCAGGCATAGTAATAACTTGATCGCTCGTATTGTTGACGAGAATTTTCGAGAGATCGCCGGGTTCGCTAACTTCAATGGTCCCCTTTGCCGCGGCCATGCGCGCTTCTTTATTGTTCGCCCACCACTCTGAAGGACGCAAGCCTTCTGAGTAACTGTGCGTAGTCAGCCACGCCTGAACATTGTCGTGCTCATCGCTGCTTGCAGCAGGAGCACCCACCGCACGCATTAATTGCAGCGGGCTTCCGCGAGACCCAGAGCGCGCCATCTCCCCCATGGTTCCGGGGTGATTCATGGCGTATGCGAGCAACTTATCCTGTGTATCCCGGATAATCTCGTGCTTTTGCGCATCGGTCGTACTTGCTTTGATTTTCGCTAATGCGGGGCGCGTAATCGCGTTGCGTTCTTTGTACAGCGGTGCAATGTCGTCGAGGCCTACAGAGATACCCATGCTCGTAGAAAAATCATCGCCGAGTTTCTTCACTTTGGTGATGGTTTTTACGTACTGAACGGGATCGTCTTTAGCGAGCCGCAACATGTTCTGAAACAGATCTTTTTTCGTGTAAATGCCCGTAGGACGATATTCGCTGGGAATAGCGCCATCCAACAAATAATGTCCTAGGGTTTTTGGCATTTAAACGCCCCCGGCGCGCGGCAAGCCCATCTGGTAATTACGAGTTCCTGCGTCGCCTGATTCCAACGAATTCTGTCCGCTCCACGAGGGAGTCTTGTCGACGTTCTTCGCAATGGCAGGAGGATTCGCCGGACCGTTGGGGTTTTCGCTGTCGACGTTTGTTTGATCTTGCTCTGCAAATTCAGCGAACATGTCTGCAGACATGCCGAGTTTAATCAGTGCCTGCTTAGCTCCGTGCGTGTAGTAGCTGCTCGACATCATGACTTACCTGTCTCTGTAAAACTGCGATCTAAATTGAGGCGTGCTTCTATAAGACCGCCGATGTATTCGCGGGTTTTTTCAGGCATTTTCTGCTCTTTCAAAGTACGTACTACAAAATCAATTGCAGTAGCACGCTTGTCTATGCTTGCTACGGCCGGAAGATTTAACTTCAAGGCTTTGCGGCCTTGCTCATGCGCAAAAGCAATGCCCTTCATAATAGCGTCGTCGAGCTGCAGCGCTTGCTGCTCTGCTACTGTCACACCCGTACGCTTTGCAAATTCTCGTGTGAGTTTGTGCGCAAGCATAATGGCTATAGGCGTAATAACAATGATTAGCGTCTGCAGGACAAAGTCCAGGAGCATTTTTGTAGATGACGTATCCATCGAGTAAACCCCTCTAATTAGGCTTGTAACGCGTAATCATCCGTAACCAAACCACCCGCGGGCAATCCGTTCATAGCTTGAATCTTCAGATCTTTTTGCCGTTGCATTTCACGGCGACGCGCCATAAATGCTGGCAAGTCTTCAGGATCTAATGCGTCCAAAAACCCGAGCTTATGTAGAGCCGCGCGCTTACCTGCGGTATAGTTAGACAGCACCGTGCGCCTCTTCGATCTCCACCGGGGTGGTCATTTTAATATCACCGCGCTGATATGCCTGCATGGCCTCAGCTTGTGTTTTGAATTTGTGCACAGCGCCAGCATCGACTTTGGTTGCAAGATACGCCCCTAGGATAGCTTCATGCTTAGGAAATACCATGAGGTCAGCGGCATGCTTATCGCCGAATAGTAACTTGGACATTGTGAGGTTCTGGGCTTCTTGCACAGCCGCCATGGTTACAGGCACGTGTAGCTGCATCGCGTCGCCGTCGTAATCCAGGTTCTGTCCGGTTTCCATGAAAGGATTTACACGCAACGACTTGCCTTGAACGGGCACGGGATAGGCCGCGACAATGTTGTGTCTGTGCAGAGATGGCGCCCGGTTAACGAACATCGGCCTGTAAGTGATTTCGTGTTGCAGCACGGAATTAGCAGCGGGGTGTCGGTCCTCAACCATTTTCTTGGCGTCTAGAGGCCTGTAACCTTGTCCGATAAGTCCGCGCATTATGAACTTATCGTACGTAGTCCAAAGCATATCTTCAGGTACGCCGATCTGGTCAATATCTAGCGTATTGTCTGGTGTGGCGGTGGCACGCCCCGTAAGGTCTTGTTGGCGTCGCAATATTTTCTTGTGCAGGAAACCAGTTTTAGGTGAACCCGATCCTGTGATCTGTTCAATGAATCCCTTTATCTCGCGATTAGCTCGACCGGGAGTCGTAGCTTTCTGCGTACCGAAAAGAGAGCCTACGGCGTCATGCAGATATTTGCGCGCGTCCGAGATTACACCCGGCATTTCAGTTTCTTTACTGTTCTGCAGCGCTGCGCTGGCAAGCCCGACGTCACGGTAAAGGTAATTGATGTCGGATATCTGCAAATCGTTACCACGGCTGGACTGTACGATGGGGCGCATCACCGGAGGTATAACGGGTATCTTTGATATAATGTACGCATCTCCCGCCTTGGAGAAGCCATTCTTTTTAAGCCCTTCGATATACTTGAGTTTCTTTACAACACCATCTAAATCGGATCCGCGTTTAGTGCGCGTTTGTTCACGAAGCGCTACTGCAAGCTGGTCTAGATCGAGCTTATTTAATTGTTTACGAATACCCGTACCGCCGGAAGTCCCGATTTCGTCTTTGAGCTGCTTCTTAGACATATCCAACAGACGGCGTACCGCATCTTCGAATACCGGATTTACGATAGGCTCAGTCAAGTCGATATGCGACCACTTCTTGCCGCTCATACCGCCCGTCAAATTGGGGTCGAATAAACCCCCGGTCTCAGGAGCTAAATTCTTGGCATTTACCATGAATGATTTAGATTTATCCAGACTAGGAGTACTGAGAGCTCCTGCGGATAAATTGGAGGTGGCGCGGTCTGTGAGCGGACCTAGACTTACGTGCGCTCCCTCTTTATTAACATTGATGCCCGCGCCTTGAAGCATCGCCATGAATTTCTCTGTAACGAATGGCGTCTTAGGCGGTGGAGCCGGTAGGCCAAATTCATACGCACGCCAGAAATCATCGCTTTTCTCACTTTTTAAGGTCAATGCTTCTTTCAAGACATTGCGCGCATTGTGTGCGAGAAGTGCGTTGACTTCCATTCTGCCCAGGCCCTTGGCGCCTTCATCGCCGCCTTTAGTGGGCTGTAGGTTGACGTCGTAACCGGATACTCCGCGGGCTGAATAATTGGTCTCAGTTGACTTAAATAGCTTGTGAATAAACGAACGCCCCACAAAGACATTCGGAATATCTTTGCCAGATACAGGGTCGTGGACTGTTTCCTTGTCCTTAACGCCGTGCTCTTTCATGAGGCGCTTGGCAAATTCTACGTTGTTTTCGTTTTGAAACTGCGGGACGACAATAGGTTTGCCAATTTTCTCCGCGACTTTGCCAAGAGCCGCTTCAACAACTTGACCCGGATTAATGCGGCTGACGATACCTGCTGACGTGAACAGAACGTCGATTGGCTTCTTATTCTCGTCCTGAATCATGCGGTTGTCTGGAATGATCTCAGACACGACGCCCTTGCCACCAAAGCGATTCGATAACTTGTCGCCGATCTTCATCGGCTCTTGTGTCCGAATCGTTACCATGACTTGCCGTGTAGCGTTCGTAACGTCTTGAACCGTGGCAGGTACAAGCTTTTCCCATGTAATTGTGATATCTCGGTACGGCTTAAGCAGTGCCTTGTGAAATAAACCCAACATGGCTTGCTCGGGCGTAGGGGCGGCCTTGCGCAAGCCCAGAATAAGCGGATCGCCCTTGTTAAAGGTCGCGCCCTTTTTAGCAACACCGTTTTCGTCTAGTTTATTTAGCTGCTCTGCGCTAAATCGGACGCCGTAATACGCAACGTATTTGGGCTTATTTATGATAATATCCGGACCCTTTTGCAGGACCTCTTTATACATATGTTCGGAAGTCAGTTTGTGCGAAGCACCTTCACTGATAACCACAGCGTCGTTAGAGTTCTTGCCGTAATACGCCATGTACGCGATAGACAGGTTTTTGCCCAGCGCGGTCTCGCCACCCTTGGTAAAGTTGGACTCGCCGAGGAGCTGGTCCTGCTTTACCTTGTCGCCTACTTTGACGTTCAAAGTGTCGTGCAAGTAGGTCTTCGCTGTTAGCGGGAAATACGTATTGTACGGAACCTTGATTAGTGCAGGTTCAGCTGATGCCGTCTTTGCATGCGGACGAATGTAAATGTAATCGTCATCTATCTTTTCGATAGTGCCGTCAACCGATGACGAGGGCGCAATTACACGCGCGATGGTGCGCTCCATACTCTCACCACCGGGGCCGCCACCTGCTTGTACTAGCGGCGCTTCGCGGTGTACGAGGGGCAGCGCTTGCGCCTGGAACTTAGATCCCATGATCGCGCGATTACCCTGCATGCCGTCGAGGAAAGGTACGAGGGACGTAGCCGGGCTGAACATATGCGTCAGATTCGGCATGACGTAATCTACGTCTTTTTTAGCAATCGAACGCGTGTGATCGCCTTGTAATACATCCCAGTGCGTACGGTGATCTTGCCCTGGAAATGCGACGTTGCTCTTAGCAAGGTCCATAACCGACACGTCTTCTAGCCGCCCATTACGCATATTCTGCATGCGCGCGTAAAGATTGCCGTCAGAGTCTTTGTGTGCGGTCAATGCGCTGTGAATATCAATGCCCGTTTTAGGACCGTCTGGCGTGTGTACGGGGTCGATAACACCGAAATGGGAGTTATGGACTTTGCGCGACTCGAAGGGAATGGCTCGATCACTGCTTATGCCACCTTCGCCAAGTGATGTTATTTTACTGGCGTAATCAAGAATTTCGACCGGATTGATTTGTGTTGGCTGAGATGACAGTGCAGCACCTGTCAAGAAACTGTTTATTGATTTTGTGAATACTGAGTGGGGTACCATGGACTTGATGTCCGCGCCTGATTGATTGAGACGCCCAGCGATTTTCTTTGCAACAGTACGACGTGCTTCTACGTCGAGACGCTCTTTGAAGAAGTCGTCTGTAGAGTGCAGCGTCTTGAATTCCAAGCTGTCACGGTCATCGGTTTTGGCAGTGCCCTTGTGTACATCGATCAGTTTCTTGCTGGCAACTAGCAACGCCTGCGCATCAGCACGGCCTAAGGGCATACCTAGCGTACGGCTATTTACAGCAGAATCCATCGCAGTACTGTGGAAATAATCGCGAACGAACAGACGCTTACCTTCAAGCGAGGTGGGAGCGACCTGGTTTGGCCGCCTTATCTTGCTGACGATCTTGTTAAGAATCGCGTCTTCTTTTTTGGCGGATACGTTAGAATTCGCAGCGGTGAGCTCGTCACCCCAGTACTGTTTGATTTCAGTATCTGACGTACCTAGGATTTTCAGAATAGCGTACAGCGGAAGCTTCGAGGTCTTAGCAGTACCTCCGACTTCCATATTTAACCGGCCCGTCGAAGGCTCCATTGCTAACCGGAAATTCGAGCCTTTGCTCAAATTGAACGCCGCTTCGAACTCACCGTTGTTACGCTCACGCGTATAAACGCCTGACTTCAGACGCAACTGGTTCGGGACGTTATATTCGTTGCCGCCCACGACGAACGTGTAACGACGGGTAAAGTACGGCAGGTGAACGAGGATGCGCTTCTGCTCGTCAGTGATCTGCCCCGTAGCGTTGTCCCGTAATTTAATCGTACCGCTAATAGCTTCGTTCAGCGTCCGCCCGCTCATGAGAGCGTCTTTCTGATCGCTGTTCGAGAAGTCCTTGCGGTTCACGTCTAGGCCGTGAAGTTCCAGCGTTGACTTCTTGCCGATGATGGGAAACAGCGCCTTGAGACCCTCCATAGTCTTCTGGCGGATCTGTTCGCGACGCACGTCTGCGTCCACAACTATTGGTTGTAAATTCAAGGGCATGCCCTGCTATTATACGCGGTTTGTTCAAAAAACCGCAACCCTTGCTGGTAAAAGAATGTAGAGACGTATTAAGGCCACGTTTCTTTTCAGGAGGAAAAATTGAGCGATACTAGCAGATTCGAAGGGGATATCCGCGTGCAGGACTTGGCAGGTCCTACGTTCGCGGATATCGATCTGCAGACAGCCAGACTCATAGTCTGGGGGGTGCATTACTCAAATATCAGTAAAGTGCTCGTATACTTGCGCGCCCGCCGATTGGAGGTCAGCAAAGAAGATTTGTACCGTTACGCGATGGCGTATCGTGCAGTCTTCCGTGTAGACGTGGCACGCGACGTACAATCCCGCTGTTGGCACTGCGGTGAGTTCCTACCTCCAATGGAGGAAGAACTCTGCGAGTGCTACAACCGGGCCGTGCCCAAGGTCTACATTGAGCCGACTCTCCTAGCGATCGAACAGGAAAAGCTATCTTTTCCAAATACATGGCATCTACGCCTACAAAGCACCTATATATGCAGTAACGATAACTGTCGTCGGCTTAATGACGTTCCGTTAGGCGTTGTCGCATCTGATCTTAAAAAGGTGCAGTTGCGATACGAACAGCAGCTCACCCAATATGAAGCCGCAGTAGCTAGCGGTAATCTACAAGTTGTGGCTCCGCGCGAGCCAACCTGGCGCCCGAAGACTAAGTGCCATGCGTGCTATCAGCAAGAGCTGAGGACCGGAAAGCGCTCAAGTGCTCCCCCGCCACGTATTAATACAAAAACGCGTGAGCAGAGTACGCTCGCGTCATTAATACTAGCGATTCCGCCCACCGCCGAGAGCTGAGTATGCACGTACGCCCCGTTGTTCCAGTACCGCCGATTAAGCGGTAATGGATAACCTGCCCATGCAGGTGGGCAGGTTAGTCGTCGTCAGTATCATCTGGAAAGTCTTCGTCGGAGTCTGGGTCTTTATTGTCTGGATCGGGTGAAGGCGTGAGAAGTTCATTCGTCGTCAAAAACGGATGATCTTTTTTAGATCCTGCCTTCGGCTGCATCCACTCAAGCCAAATTACGATAGTACCGTCTTTGAGAAACGTTTCTGTCTTCTTGACTACGACGACCTCTCCGGAGAGAGATCTGTCCATAATGTCCTTGAGGCGGTCCGACTCGTCGATATCTTCAAATATCGCAGTGCCGTGATCCATCGCAGTCATTTCTTTACCGATAGTCAAGCGCGCTGACTGGTACTCAAATGAATACTCTGTAGCATTAGCGACTTTGCCCGCCGTACCCGGTGCGACCGATTTGACGAGGCTCTCGAATTCAGAACCTCTAAGCAAGTCCGGTACTGCTTTTTCGTTACTAGCAATATCGGGTAGCGTCTGCGCGTATTGCAGCGCTTTGATAAAATCATCCATTACGCGGCTCCGCCATTAAAGTCTGCTAGCGCTTGTTGTTTCTCTACAGCTTTCTGAGTAGACCATCGGTCTTTTACAACAGCGTACATAACAGGGTCTTCCTGAGATAGTTGTGCAAGCATAGATTTTTGGGTGCTGGGGTCTGCAGCACCCATTTGTTGTACCATTTGTTCCGCGGCAGAAATAATAGCTTGCGGATTATAAGAAAGTCCTGATCCGGACTGGGACTCATTTTGCGCTTGTTGCGATAGCGAGTTCTGTATTTTGTTCATCTTCTTGGAGAGCTCCATTTGCATGCGAGCTTCGTCAAGAGATTCTTGTAGGCGCTTTTCACGTTCTTCGTTGATGTCCGAATCATTGAGATCAAGCATGGTGGTATTCGAAATCATGCCGCCTGTTGCTTGCTGTAACCCTAACAGGAACTGCTTTTGCACTGCGTCATCAACGAGCTTGAAAGGTAAGTACTCTGCTTCTACAGGTTTCCAACTTAGAATTTTACTGGATTGTTTTATGACCCATTCCAACTGTTCGTTGAGATGGGACGTGTACGTTTCGAGTTGGTTTTCCAGCATGCGCAAAGTTATGGACGAACCGGAGAACGATAGCCCGCCGTAAATGAATTCCTTGGGAATACCCATTGCCGCGATAATTTCCTCCTCGGCTTCCTTTATTTCGCCGAGGGTTAGCAGGGATCGGCCCTGGCCGCCCATCATGGTTACGCCCAGCGCTGCGGGCGCGAACATGATGTGCAGCGGATCGCGACGCCAGCGTTTGATGTTGGCCGTCATCTCTTGACGCCACTTCATCAAGTTGACCATCTGTGCTGGATCTGCTGCGCCGCTGATCGGTGCCGGATGCAAAACACGAAAAGGCAGTATGTGTTCGAACGCAATAGCCTCGTTCGCTTTACGCAAAATAGCCGTATAAAGAAATAGCTTGATTGTCGTTGTCAGTGGAGGGAAGCCCCACTGTGAAGAAATACCCGCAGGTGGGTGAATCTTCATGTGATAAACAGCACCGTCTGCGAACTCGAAGAGTTTATCGTCACGGATCGCCTTGAGAAACTCAATAGGCAGCGTGTTGATAATATGCGCATCGCCTTTTTCGACTTTGCTCTTTAGTTCCTGCGGGATGGTGTAGTAGTATACGGATTCGTTTGTGATGGGGTTGTGGTTGATATCCATCAACTTTGGGTCCCAACGAATTACGTTAATACGGTGCTCGTCACTTGCTTTCTCATCAAGAATTTCGCCTGTAGTCGTGGTATTGCACGCAGGGCAGCTGTATGAGAATGACAAAGTTTTCAGGTTGAACTTATACGTCGTCTTTTTGATGCCTGTGCGGGCATTGCACTCTTTGCAAATCAAAAAGCGATTAAACGGATGGTATACGGATGTAAATGAGTTTCCGTACAGGTGTAAATCCAAGCCGGATGCAATGGCTACGCTCTTTATACGGATGGACTTATTTAATACGCGTTCCCAGTTTTTCGTTAGCGCTTCGTCACTCGACTGAATCATCACTTTAGTGACAGGGTATTCGGCGAATTTCTTTAGAGCGGCAAAGATGTGTGCCGAGTTGTAATACAAATATTCGACCCAACGAAACAAGTCCTTCAGCTTACGTGGAGCGAAGCCTGTTACGAAATCGAACATCGGATTGGGATGACTGCCCCGACCCCGAGAACCCCCGGCGAGATCTAAAATTCCTGGATCACTTGTCGACATGCATTTTCCCCTGTAGGAGTACTCGGTGACCTACACACTAAAACTCGGCACAGTCTACGGTACTCCGGTATTTACTCTGCAATGCTGTGAAAGTGCAGTTAAAAACGTATATGGAGCATCATTTTCCGGAAAAGACAAACTCTGGCGATTCCCTGCATTCTTTCCAGTGCACCAGCTCGTTCTGTCGGACCTGCCGAAGATGGTGCCGGGACTGCAGTATGCTCCTGAAGTAGTTGAACATGTGCAAAAGCTTGCTGCGCCGGTTACCTTGCCTGATGATTTTAGTTTCTTAACGCAACCATACCAACACCAGCGGGACGGTGTGTTGCATTTGCTACAGCGCCCACGCGCCGCGTTGTTCTATTCACCGGGACTCGGTAAGTGCAAAATAACGGTGGATTTGCAGCGGATTACGCAAGACCGCATGCTGATACTATGCCCGCTTGTGATGCTTGGCACCTGGGCGGAAGAGTTCAAGAAACATGGCAACGTCGATGACGTTCTAATCATTGACGGTACCAAAAAACAAAAACAGAGCCGGCTTGAACAAGCACAGGCTAGGGCGCCTGTCGCCACAATCCTTACGTACAACGTAGCAACGCTGTACACAGACGACATACTGAAAATAGCATACTCCGCGATTATTGCGGATGAATCACACATGCTTAAGACGCCTTATTCGAAACGCACGCAAGCCTCTACGTCTCTAGCGCTGCGCGCATCACGTCGAGTACTGTTGTCAGGCACGCCGTCGCTAGGATCTCCCTTCGATTTATACGCACAGTTACGTTTTCTTGGTACGTATTTCTGCCCTGAGAACTGGTGGCACTTCAGGAAACACTTTGGGGTATTCCACCCAAGCGAAGAGGGTGAAGCCGTACCTAAAATACTGCTAGGGTTTAAGAATATGGACACGATGAATACTCGTGTCGGGCTCGTTAGTCTCAAGAAGACAAAAGAAGAATGCCTAGACTTGCCTGATCAGCTTATCTTGGACGAATACTTTGTCGTTACAAATCCTACCAAGCGCGCGTACAACACGCTCATATTAGACCACTGTCTAGGAGCGGGTGTTTCGGTACAAGAGAAAATACTTGCGGGTGAGCTGACGGTAAAAGACGGCCCTGTAATTGATCCGCACGTCATAGCTACAGAGCTCATCGTTAAGCTGAATAAGCTAGACCAGCTAGCAAGTAGCTTTGTTTATCAAGCTACTAAAAACCCATTACTCTGTGTTGGCTGCCCTAATGCTGCGAAATGTAGCGCAGACGATATATTGCCTTACACGCCTAAATGCACCGTGAGCCAGCGTGAACCCGCGTCCGTCGTTATGACGTATGCCGATAATTCACGGCTTGAACGTTGTGTAGGATTACTCGAAGCTATTCTAGAAGATCCCGCTAACAAAGTGATTATTTGGGCTAAATTCATGCCTGAATTGGATGCGCTCGAAGCTGCGATAAAGGAACTAGGAAGTCAGTACGTCCGCGTGCAGGGCGGGTTTACACGCGAGCAACTCACGCACGCGATGACTACCTTTAACAACGCTCCTGATTGTAGGGTGTATCTCGGTCAAGTAGCTACAGGGGTTGGTGTAACGCTCAATGCTGCAAACTACACAATTTATTACAATCTGCCTTGGAGTTTAGATCAGTACTTACAATCGCTAGATCGTAATTATCGTATTGGTCAAACCAAAAAGGTTACGGTGTATCGCCTACTGGGCCGAAACACATTAGACGTATCTAAAGCGGCAGCGCTAGATCAAAAGATAGACTTCAGTCAACTCGTAACCTCGAAGTCTGTATGCGCGACGTGCCCCGATTATCATATACGTTGCTCGAAATATAAAATTAAACTGTACGACGCGGAGTGTAAATACGACCGTGAGATGATGCGGCAAAAAGCTACTGTGGAGTTAATACCATGAAAGTTACATTAGAATTCGAAGAGAGTGATCTCAGGGAAATGCTTACGAGTTATTTCCGGGGCAATGGTTTTGCAGTCAAGAATCTTGACGAGGTGTGTGCCAAGTTTAAAGACGCTTACATTGACGGGTTGAAAGTCCAAGCTGAGATTATGGTAATGGACCCGCCGATACCGCAACTGAGCACAGTGGCGCCACCGCAGAATCTAGTCGAAGACGCTGTTGATGATGCGGGTGAACCAGACGACGTGGCTGAGGCTGCCGAGCCTATGTTGTCACTCAATGATTTAACAGACCCTTCGCCGCGTGGGCGGGTGGTCGGTATAGCCAATACAAAGAATGAATTTGCAGATCTCATCAACGCAAGTAAACGCATTGAACAAGAACGCCGGAGAACTTGATGCTTGATAGTATCGACAATGAAGAATTGATTAAGATCCCTGCTGTCGCAGAAGATGAACAATTCAAAGACAGGCTGCCGAAAGGCTATCTGTCGGTGTCACAAGTTACGCAATACATGAAATGCGGAGAAGCCTATTACTACCGCTACGTTATGGGCCGGCAAGTGCCGTCGAACGTATTTCAAGTACAGGGTCGCGGTGTACATAAAGCAGCTGAGAAGTTGCATCTGAGCATGATTCAGAATGAGCCTATTGGCGAAGCTGAGATGCTTCAGACATATTCCGATTTATATGATGACGAGATCAAAACCGCAGTCAGCGAACATAACGAGGACGACGCTGATGAAAAGGATGCGAACGATAAGGACATCGGCGTCCGTCTCACTAAAAAATATCACAAGGTTGCCCTAGGTAATGCCTGTGACGCTTCGGGCAAACCCGTGCCTGCGGTACAGCCCATAGCAGCAGAACGTGTTGTCCGCGTCAACATCATTACAGAAGAAAGCTTGGTCATTCCGTTTCTCGGAGTAATCGATCTAGAAGAACGTAATGCGATTGCTGACCTGAAGACAAAAAAGAAGGCCTCGTCACAGGCTGACACCGACAACAGCTTGCAGCTGAGTCTCTACGCGCACGTTACGGGAAAACCCCTAGTGCGTCTAGACCAACTAGTCAAGCCAACAAAGACCCTGCCTGTGCGTTTTATTCGAACGGAGTCGGTGCGTACAAAGAATGAAGTTCTGCATGCACTTGATGTAGTATCGCAGGTTGCACAGGACATTGCGTCGGGTCGCTTCAGAAAGACCAATCCTGAAAATTGGTGGTGCACGTCTAAATGGTGCCCCTACTGGAGCGATTGCCGCGGACGGAGGCGCTGAGTGGCTGACAACTATTGGGACAACTCGGGCGGACAGCCCAACCTATCACGCCTGCCTATCGAAGTACGCGAGGGAATGGCCCGGCCCATTCCGATGCGCGACGATGAAGTCTACGCAGCGGTCATGATTTTCAAACAGTCGCCGGGGCTCAACCACCCTAACGGGCGTTGCAATGTGGTTGCATATCGCACAACAAATAACGCAGTTGTGCCGATGGACAAGGGTATTCAGTTGGACTTTTCGGAGTTCTCCGGTAAGTTCCCGCTGGCCACCGTTGTGATTGATGTAAAGGGAGCCGAACCCTTTGTAGCGAATCTCTTGCGGGCCTACGCAGAACTCGGCGGTGACGTACAAGCTGCCGTTAAACGCGCAGGTATCGCACGCACGACCGCAGAACACACCGCTTACTTTGAAGAAAAAAGTAACGATTGAACTTGTTCATGTCGTAAGGCGTTATATATAAAAGGCGCCCTTAATACGGTAAAAGAGTATACACTTCTGCAACTCTAGCTCAGGAGGCTATATGCAGAAGTACGGCGTGGATGAGACACCTAGTTTAAACAGAAAATACGGCGAAACAGATCTTGACGTATGCCCGCTATGTGGGGCACGGTTACAAAAACATGGACATGTTGTTTTATGTCCAACACACGGATCAGAGCCTTTCGAACATGACGATAAGCAAACGTAGCAGTATTGTACGCTCCATTAGTGATTTAGTCACACAGCGTGCAAGCATCATACGTGCGTTGTACATCGTCAGCGTTGCAACGAATGGGCCGAGAGACGAAATACTAGCAGAGTTTCATCAAGCAGTCGGTGACGTACTTGAGGGGGTAGCGTTATCACAACTCGACCTAGCTTTCATCAACAAAATGAAAGTTAAAGAGGAGGCAGCTTGGTTAAGGGACCGCAACGAGTAGTTAGTTACGAATTCACGCACACTGCAAATGATCCAGCAACTGTCGTGTTTGTTTCGCCGTTCAGAACTTTCCTACAAGTAGTTGACGAGATTATTCGTTGGCTACAGCTTCCACATATTGTTTCTGCATTCGCTAGTATTGCTGCGTTTCTGCGCAGCCTGTTTACAAACTAGGGGTTTCACGAAATGCCAGCTAAAAAGCGTAACGTTACAATACCGTTCGAAGCAATTATTGCGGATACGGACTTCAACGGTCGGGTTGAATACCCAGATATCGATGCCCTGAAACAGTCCATTATGGACGACGGGCTGCTGCAGCCAATCGGAGTATCGCAGAAGAATTCCGGTTCCGATACAGATGGACAGAAATTCTTCCTTGTATACGGCTTTCGCCGCTACTTCGCCATATCCAAGATTCGTGATGAACTTGGACCTGACGCGTACGCGACGATCGATGCAGTGCTCAATGAGGGAAACCTGGAGGAACTCCGGGTACGAAATCTCAAAGAGAATATCGAACGTAAGGCTCTGACCACTTTCGAAATTGCCCAACAGGTCAAGCGCTTGGTGCTTGCAGGCCTGGAACAGCGTGAGATTGCAACGCGGTTGGGACGCAACCAGTCGTGGGTAAGCTACCACCACAAGGTTGCGACGCAACTTTCTACACAAGCCCAGCAAGCTTTAAAAGCTGGAGATATCACGCTAGAGCAAGCGCTACACATCGCCGATGTGCCTGAAGAACAACAGAACGCGTTGGTGACCCAGGTACTTAGCGCGGATACGCGTGCAGATGCGCGCAAGTTACTGAAGGAAGCCGCAAGCGGAAGCGGCAAGCGTCGTAAATATGCCAATAAAGGACGACCTACGTCACGTAACCTGATGCAGTGGGTGAGTGACGCGTCATTCGAAGCTGAGTCGCGTATCAATGACAAACACGACAAGGCCTTCTACAACGGTGTCGCGGCAGGTATGCGGGTAGCGCTGGGTGACCTCGAACTCAAAGAGCTCAAGGCTGTGGATAAGTATTCCGACGTAAACTACCACGCGAAGGACAATAAAACGGAGGACGAACCGGAGTTGGTGAGTGTAGATCCAGGAGACGACGAAGATGTGGCGACGGCTGAGGCCGATGCGGCGCCTGTTAAAAAGAAGCGCGGACGTCCCAAGAAAATTGTGACGGCTTCGAACACTCTCTAATTCATGCGTGCTGCGGCGCTGCGCAATTTAGTAATTGCGGTCTCGCGCAGTTGCCGTACCCGCTCTCCTGTTATTTCTAATATACGCCCTATCTGCTTTAGCGTTTTAGGGCCTGTGTGAATACCGAATGACGCTTTAATGATGTACGTCTCACGTATAGATAAATTTGTAATGTCGAAAAGTTTTAGCAGACTTTGCTGCATCTCAATGGTTACCGCGTAACCATCTATACTAGAGTCTTCATCACTGATAGTGTTTTCGGTGTATTCCGTCGTATTAGGACTGCGTATACCCTTCGCCATTGCGTGCGTAGGTACGTGTACGAGTCCTAGACGGCGGCCTTCTTCACGCATTTCGTGGCGTACCCACCAACTGGCGTATGTCAGAAACCGAGTGCCTGCCTCAGGTTTAAATTTAGTCAGCGCGCGAATTAATCCAATATTGCCCGCAGCTATCAAGTCTTCTAAGGTCTGTCGTTCCATATGGCTGCGTGGATGCTTGCGGGCTTCGGATATAACGTAACGTAGTGCGCCTTTGACTATTAAATCTTTTGCTTTTGCGTCTTTGGTGTTCTGATAGCGTCGGATGAGTTCTCGCTCGTTCTCGGCGGTTAGCATACTCGTTGCTTCAACTTCTTTATAATAACGAGCAAGCGAATCGTTGGACGGTTTTGAACTCATGTTTCTCTCTCAGCTATTGTGCTGCTACACAGTTTGGGGTAGCTTACCAGTTCGTCAAACAGCCTCAGAGGGCATCCAGCATGAGCAACGAAATTCAGAAGTATGATGACACAATCAACAGCGTATCGACACTACTCAAAGCCTATGCAGACACCGTTTCCGATACAGCACTAGGTCTGAAGATTCAAGAATTGTCAGAGCAGACAATCACGACAGTGAAAGGGATCGAAGGTCCCCAGCGTTCCCGGATCACGCAGTTGATGTTGAAACAGAATATGTCGAATTCGTCGATGATACCATCGAACACTGCCGCCGGGCAATTGTATACGTCCAAGAGTGATCATATTGGGGATAACCTCGAATTTATCCCGATTTTCACACACAACATGCGCACCAAGTGGGGCGATGATAAAGTAGAATGTCGCTCACTCGATGCGATTACAGGCTCGAAGTACGGCGAATGCGCCAAGTGTCCTTACGGACGTTACGTCCCAGATGAACGCCCTGATTGCAGCAAAGGCCTGAGCTATTACGTAATGGCCAGCGATTTGTCTGCGTTGTACAAAATCGACTTTATTAAGACGAGCGCCAAAGCAGGTCGCTCTATAAGTCAACTAGCGTCACCGCCGCATCTGTGGACACGCTCGTTTATTCTGTCGTCTGAGCGCGTCGTACAGCCCAAGGTCAATTACTTCATACTCAAAGTAGCAGTGACAAATCACCGCACTTCACCGGAAGTTGCCAAGGTTTGCGACATGCTATTTGAATTCTTTCAGAATAGCTACCGAAAGGCCGTGCTTATGCAGGCCGAATATAGCCGTATGGGCACTACCGGCGGTGGCGGCGGTGGCGGCGGCGGCGGCGGTGCCGGCGGCGTGATCCCCGCTGAGGGCGAAGAAGTCCCACAAGAGATCAATTTCCGCGATTCCGTTTGAGTGATTAGCAGCGCAGTATCTGAGAGATATTGCGCTGCTTTTTTAGGTGCCCATGTCAAAAGCTTTGCCTTTGTTGAAATACGCCGCGTGGTCGCCTTCAAAAGCTTCTCTCGCAGGTACTTGTCCTCTAGCGTTTAAATACCGCTATATCGATAAAATACCTACCGGCGACAAAGGTACTGCTGCCAAGGTGGGAGTAACCGTGCATAGAGCACAGGAGTTACTCCTACAAGGACAGTCGATCCAAGACTGTCTCGATAACGCTATTGCTGAATCAGAAGCCGAGCTCACGTACAATGATCAAGAGAAAGTGCGCTCCTTCGCACAGAACATGTTGGAATTCCAGAAACGCATAAATAAATTCACAGTGAATAATCCTGTGAGACAAACGCTACTGGAATCCAAATGGGCTGTCACCGCAGGGTTTAAATCTTGCGAGTTCTTTGACAAGGACGGTATCATTCGCGGCATCGTGGATATGTCCTTGGTCTTGGAGAGTGACTATGTTATCGTCTTCGACCATAAGTCTGGAAGAGTCCGCCCCGCGTCTTACTATAAGACGCAACTAGACTTCTACACGGTTATGGCGCTCGCAGTTTTTCCTCATTTAAAAGGGGTTCAATGCGCCCTACACTACGTAGCACACGGTAAACTTGAATGGGGAAGTCCCGTTGCGCCTCAGTATATACGTGAGGTATTGCAGCCGTGGTTGCTTGGCTATTTGAATAAAAAAGCTGAGCGGGTAGACGCAGCTATTGCAACGCCGGGGGCGCATTGCAAGTGGTGCGATTTCCGTGAAATTTGTACGTTCCGGGGGATTGATGGCGAAGCAAGAAAAGGGGCCGAAAACACCTAAGTTTGATCCGACTGAGCTTCGTAAGCTTTGGAAGCAACCTACCGAGAACTGGATGACACTACTGAATACAGTAGGTGCCCAGCAGGTAAAGCCCGCAGGGCATACGATCAAGCTCCAGTGCCCGTACCATCCGGATACTAACCCGTCGGGTACGTTGAATATATATAAGGGTCACTTCAAGTGTTTTGCATGCAACACTTATATTACTGACCCTATCAAGTTTGCCAGTAAGTATATTCCAGGCAGCTATATGGATGTGGCGCGGATGTTCCGCGACCATTTCAAAATTGAGAAGCTTGATCTCAAGAAATTAGACGCGACCGAGTTAGAACAACACCGCATGAAGCTATTGAGCGAGGTGTTTCATCGCTATTTATGCAACGTGTGGGTTGCTGATAAAGCGCCGCAGTCGGCCGTATCTACTGTCACTTGGTTAAAAAACCGAGGCCTTACGTCAGTAGATATGCTGGGCTGTATCGGCATGTTGCCAACATCGGTTGATCTCCAAAAATTGTGCGCGCAGGCAGGCGCCAATGAAGACGATATTCTCTGGTGTATGCGTCTCGTCGGCGACTACCTAAACGTCACCTACATGAATTGCGTCGTATATGCGTACGGTTTGTCTCCCGACAAATTGACTGCGTTTAAATTGCGCATACCCGGACCGGATAAAGAGTCCGTACGGTTTATAAAGGCTGTGGATACTGCGGAGCTAGGTGCATTTGGATTAAATGTGTCGGCTTTTTATAAGCACTATTCGAGTGAAAAAGTTACGCGCTTTACGGCTGTAGAAGGAGAGCACGACGCGCTTGCAATTATTCAGGGCATGTTGACGCACTGTGCTGATGTAGATGAAGTGATCATAGCGCTCGGCGGTGCAGGCCATAGCGGCGTAGACTTTATGACTGATCTCGGATTTAGCGAGTGCCGGTTAATCGGAGATGACGATGCGGCGGGCGATCTCTACCCTACGAGTGTTTTGCCGAAAACACGCGATATTGCTATTCAAGTATTTAAATGGCCACAACGTATACGCAACCACGTACCGGGTAAAATAGACCCCGATGAAGCTATAAAGATTCACGGTTTTGATGTTGTATACCGTGAATTCTGTAATCCGAAGAATTACGAATTCGCAACACGTTGGTGCGCAGATCGCGCGAAGCTAAAAATAGCCGTTATTCATCCCGACAATGTTATCGGTTTACAGGAAGTAGCTACTGAATTTACGGGCTACTTAAAAAATGACACAGAGCGGCAGGTATTCGCTGAGGAATTCAACAAAATATGCCCGAGTCTTCCTGCTAGTGAAATACTCCGGCATACGCGTCTTAAAGACGACTCATCCCTGGGTTTTGTAGAGAAGATAAAAGATTGGATGGGGGAGACATACCAAACCACTACGTGGGACAGCCATACAGGTGTACTCAAACTGTGGAACAAGAAACTAAAGCAGTATTTATATGTACAGGTCAATAAAGACTCTGCAATGACGCAGTTTGCCCGGTATACGAGCAAAGGCAGTATGTACTATTGGGCACGTGACGAGATCGGATTACCTTCGTATTTCCCCGACGTAGAAGCCCCTGATGCAGGCCAGACTGCCCTGGATAAAACTGAAGACATGATCGAGGACGCGGTGCAGCGCGCGTACCGCATGCTTTCTGCTGAATCGGTAGATGAAGCCAAAACCCGCGTCAAAGGGCAAGGCATTCACCTTGATCATACGCAGAATGGTGCCCCGGGCTATTTCATAAATGGCAACAGTATTTACAAGCTAAAATGGTCACCTGATTTTAGTAAATTAGCCGCTGTCACGGAATTAGAGGGACCGTTTGATAACGGGCAAGTGTTTGACCTAGAGCATCGCTATAACCTCATTGATGACATGCGTATAGGTTGGACGGAACTCATTAAATCACCGAAGGACTTAATGCAGCGGCCGGTGTACAGCCCCTTTGAGTGTTTTCAGAAAGTACACAAGCTCATTAATCTCGGCTTTGAATTCAAAAATCAAGAGGTTGACGCGCTATACTGTGCTGGCCTGGTTTTTTATAACTATTTGTATGACGTAATGCCTATGCGGAGAATGCTTACGCATTTCTACGCGCAGTTCGAATCGGGAAAGACGACACTTCTTTCGGTAACCTCCAACCACCCACAGTTACGAGAGTTTTCGCTATGTGACCATGCGCTAGCTCTCGATACATTCACACAAGCTGCGTTCTACCAGACATTCACAAATACAAGACTTGTTGCCGTTTTGGATGAAATGAATGATCCGGATGATGGCTCGATAGAATCCCGTAATCGAAAACTGTTCTATCAACGTACACGGTCGTTAGCCACGAGTGGTTCGACTACCCTCAACCAGGGAACGGTGGATGGCAAGGGTCGATCTTTCAATATCGCTAATACTGTGATTACTGCGAGCGGCACTCCTATTCACGATCCCATGGATGAGAGCCGTTTTAACACGGTTAACCTAAAAAAGAACGCCAACCGAAATAACGTGCGCCTGTTGCTACGTGCCGCGTTTACCGCTACGGAGATACAAGACCTTCGTCTGAGCATATTGATTAACGCAATAACGTTAGCGCCTAACGTAGCGACGCAGTACGCGTATTTATACGATCGTTACGGCAGTCGCCGTGAAGCGGATGCTAAAGGCACGACTACGATACAGAACGTGGATCGGTTTACTGAGAATCTCATGCCGATGGCGGCTATTCTCAATGTGTTTGGTCAAGACGGTCAAAAGTTCATTGATAAGTACCGCGATACGCGCAAGCAGCAGGTCTACGAGCGTGCGCACAGCACGCCTGGCCATGCGCTCATAGATACCATCCTTACGTCTAGTATTCCTTCGCGCGAAGAAGAGAATCAAATGACGACTATCAAGGCATTACTCTTACACCCGCACGACCGTGAGAAGATAAATAACACAAAGGTTGGTGTTTATTATGATGACGCGTGTAAATGCCTTGGTGTAGTCTGGTCTGAAGTAAGGCTAAATCTACTAAAGAATCAGTACAAAACAAGAACGCCCTACGCGCTTAAGTCTGAAGCTGAGACGGTCAGTGATTGGATTGTGAGTAAGCCTGAAGCCGACAAACTCGGCATTATACGTCGACTCATGGCCAAAGGCATGACGAGTTCTTCAGATGTCTATAGCATTATCACCGTACAGTCGCTGATTGCGCGTCACGAAGAAGCAGTAGGCGCAGATCAAAAAGAAGAGGATGCTAGAGTCGCTGCACTTAATCCGCCCAAGGAGATATCGTTCCGTGAAGCTCCGGCAAGTGCGGTAGATCCAATGGAAGGGCTAGGTTGATGACTGACCCCGTAAGTAAGGGACAGATTTGCAAAGGCTGTCCGAGATACGAAAACCGCCGTTGCGGTAGTGGTGATAAAAGCGGGCATGTTCAAGTCCTATTTATCGCGGAACAACCTGACGACATATCGGCGAGCACCGGGACGGCAGGTACTCCGTTTAGGGGACACGGCGGCAAGGTTGTACGTTCGGCGTTAGACTTTTTGACGCGCAAATATCCCAAATACGCGCCTATTACTTATGCGTTTACTTATGCGGCGCAATGCGTATCCCTGGACGACAGCGCGCCCAATAAAGAAGTACTGCATCACTGCCAGCCTAATGTGCAGAGCGTGATCAAGCAGTTCGAGCCTAAAGTCATTGTGGCGATGGGTGCGACGGCTTTACGCCAGCTGGGTGCTAAGCAGCAATATAGTGATTCGCGCAACAAGTTTCTCAAGCACTACAGCTACGAAGCCCCTATCTATGTATCTTTCAGTGAAAAAGCACTGTTAGCGGCACCAGGCGTCTTCGAAACATTCAAGCTCAATTTAACCAATATATTTGATCGTGTCCTAAATGCTAGCGTGCCGCAACTTAGCCTAGATGAATTGGCTAAGTGTTATCTGGTGCCTAAAACTATGGACGAGGCCTTAGAGGCCTGTGACATGATTATGCGTTACACAAGCGGCAACTTAAGCGCGGCGGATTCACACATATCCGTGGATACCGAGACAAATACGCTATACGCCGAAAAGGCTACCTCTAAGATCATCGCATTTTGTTTCGGGTATGATGACGGCAAGGCAGCCACATTACTGTACGACCACCCCAACGCCGGCGCGGAATATCTCCGTAGGCTCCCGGAGCTTACTGCTAAAATCAAAGAACTACTTGCGTGCCGTAAACCCAAGATATTCCATAACGCCAAATTCGATTTGAAGTTCATAGAGCTCAAGTACGGCATGCCTGTGAACGAAGTGTTTTGGGACACGCTCCTGGGAGAGCATTTGCTCGATGAAGACAAGAAGGGCAATTATGGCCTGAAAGTCCTCACAGCAAATCATATACCCCAATACGGAGGTTACGAGGATAAACTCTATGATCTTCTAGAAGAGAACGAAATCGTCTCTAAAGCAGATGAAGCGGGCAAAGAGCTAGAAGACCTACGCAAGATTATTGCGACGGAACATCCTGGCTTTCTCAAACAACTCGAAGAATACAAAGATGCTCTCGTCATTTACGAGGTTGAGAAAGTTAAATACGACGCAGCTATGCGGGAGCATGCGTTGGCCCTTGAAAATTATCACTTCTGCAAAGACTATCTAGCAGGTCGCCAAGCAGCTTGGTCTGTCGATATAGCCAGCTGGGAGAAGGGCAAACGCGGGCGTCCCAAAAAACCCGTCAAGTGGTTTACTAAGCCGGAAAAACCTGAGACGCTGAAAGAGCCGAAGCACCCTAAAGATCCGCGTACCAAGAAAGAGCAGCAAATTAGCAAAGACGCGGGCTTTGAAAATATTCCCGTACATGACCTGCAAATCTACGGCGCAGTCGATGGTGACGTAACACGCCAACTTGCTAATATACAGCTTCGACGTATTTTCGTTGAGCGGTCTAAAGTACGTCCCCTAATGCGTACGCATGCTATTCCGGCGTCTCGCGTATTGGGCCGTATGGAATACGAAGGCATGCGCGTTGATCAGGCGTATATCGGCGTACTCGAAGAAGCGCTTTCGATTGTCGTTCACGATACCGAGCA